CGCCAATATGGATAACATTAAAGCTATGTTCTTCCAAGCGGATAGGGAATTCTTCGAACCATATAATTTGAAGAAGTTAATCAGGGTGAAAGTGAATAGAATACACGATAACCCTAAGATGAAGATGTTAAGGCGTGTGGGTGAAGGTAATGGTAACTATCTATGCGGTGCTGCCAATATAGGTTTAAGTGTAACAAATTTGGCTTATATGATGGGAGCCAAACGAGTGGTTTATATTGGATTCAACCAAATGAATAGGTTACATTTCTACGATGTTGATGAGGGGATGAAACAAGAATTGAGGGATAACATAGTCAAATTGCGAAGTAAGTATCGTGGTAAACATAGGTTCGATAACATTAACAAGGATTGGAATATGTTTCTTAAGCATATGTTACCAGTGAAAGAATTGAGGAAGACAGCCTTTTTTACTCCTAATACGATACCAACGTTGAAACGAATGTTCAAGCAAATGAAAAATAACGGAGTTGAGATAATCTCAACCGCAGAAAAAAGTAGGTTGATTGGGGCAGGTGCCACTTATTTACCTTTAGATACAGTTTTAAATGATACACGAACAAACAGTAGTAGGGATAATAGTAGCGAAGAGGAATTCGAACAGGTTCCCACGTAAGAATGTTCACCCAGTGGATGGTAAGCCCATGTATAGACATGCGCTAGATGCCATGATGGGTTGTGACCATATCGATTCTGTGGTTATAGCCACCGATGATGAGGATATAGCTAAGTATGCTAACGATATGGGGTTGATTGTGGTACACAGAACCATCAACGCAACCACACCAGACGAGCCAATATTTGACGTAATAAAGTTTGCATATAAGTCATTGGATAGACCATATGATATCATAGTGAATATTATGGCTAATAGTATAGGACATAAGTCATCTGATATAGATAAAGGTCTTGAATTGATAGTGCGTAGTGAGGCTGGGGAAATAAGGTCTTATGGTGAAGATGGGATAGAGAATGGTATCCTGATATTGGATAGTTTACAATTACCGAAGCATGAATTATCCACGTATGTTGGTATGATTCAAACAGAGGCTTCAGAGATACATTATAAATGGGAATTGAATGATACACAAAAACAATAAATGCGTATTCGTACACATCACTAAAACTGCTGGTAGCAGCATAAGCAAAGCGCTGGGAGCTAACGATAATGGTAACCCTCATCGTAACATCTTCGACTATAGACGGATGATGAGTGATAAGGATTTCAACGAGTACTTCAAGTTTGCTGTGGTGAGAAACCCATGGGAACGAATGGTATCTGAATGGCATTACCAACAACAACGTAAGGATGGTAAACACATCAATATGGGGTTTGGTCAATATCTTAGACATGGACACATTAACCAAGTGGGTAACCAATTGGATTGGATTGCAGGACCTCGATGGCAATGGCATAACGGAAAAAGAATGTATATGCATAAATCTGATGACGTTAATTTACTAGTAGATAAGGTAATCAGGTTTGAGAATCTGGAAGAGGGGATTGCTGAAGTGGCAGAAGAACTTGGGATTACCATTGACCTACCTAAATTGAACACCAGCAAACATTCAGCTTATCAAGAACATTACAATGATACCACCGAAGCATTGGTAGCCAGAATGCATGAACGTGATATCAACTACTTTAACTACACATTTGATGATTAACCCTAACGAACCGTACTTTATAGCTGAGATTGGTCAGAACCATCAAGGTGACATTAACATAGCCAAGAAGATGGTGGACGCTCTGGTTGGTACTGGTGTTTCCTGTATCAAGACGGCTAAACGAGATATTGATACCTGTTTGAGTGAGACACAAAAGGGTATGCCATATATTAATGAAAATTCGTTCGGAGATACCTACTATGAGCATCGAAAAGCGTTAGAGCTAAGTAAGGATGAATTTCTCGAATTAGAAGAGTATGTGAAGAGTAGGGGATTTGATTTCACCTCCAGTTTTACTGATATACCCAGTTTGGAGTTTTTAGTTAATGATTGTGATTTAAAATTCCTCAAGATTGCTTCACAAAGGATGGCTGACATTCCACTATTGGAAGCTGCGGCTAAAACAGGTAAACCAATTATTATATCCACAGGTATGTGCACCATAGGGGATGTGGATGAAGCGGTGAATAATATATTCAAAGATAATGACAAATATTTGATGCAGTGCACTAGTTCGTATCCATGTGAGGATAGGGATATCAACCTTAACGTACTAAAAACATATCAAGAACGATATGCTGGTAAGATTAAAGCGTTCGGATTGAGTGGTCACCATATGAGTATTTCACCAGACCTTGCAGCTTACGTTATGGGTGCCAATATAATTGAGCGACATTTCACCTTGGATAGAAATATGAGGGGTACCGACCATAAAGGTTCTTTGGAAGTTGACGGGGTTAAGTTGATAACTAAATACATAAGGCAAATTCACACGGCTATGGGTTCTTTTGATAAGGAGATATTAAAGAGTGAATTACCAGCATTGAAAAAACTAAGAGGATAATGGGCGATGAATTAAAGGATTTCTGGGAGAAGTGTGACACTGGATTGGTTCAACTCAATATCAGCACTGAGAATGAGAATAAATTAATGAGCCGATTTGAGCAATATGTGATGCCCAGAATGGGGAAAAGGGTTGATGGTAAGACGATAATTGACTATGGTGTTGGTGGTGGTTATTTTGGTGATATGGTACTACAGATAGCTAACGCTAAATACATCGGTATCGATATATCGGAACGCTCACTTAATAATGCTAAGAAGCGATTGGAGAAGTATCATAATACTGAATTCCATTTGGTACCAGATTCCTTCGACCAATTTGAAGCTGATATCTTCTGTTGCTTCGCCTGTATCCAACATTTCGTAACCAAGGAGTATTTGGATGAGTTCTTAGATAAGGTGAATAACAGCAAGTGTGAGGAATTATACTTGCAGATACGACACCACGACACACTTAAGATGTTAGGTGACCTTAAAGACGGTTCTAAGGTGTATTACGGCTGTATGTTACCAGCAACTTACTTGAATGAACGATTAACGAATTATACCCTGATGGAGAGTAAGATAGCACATAAAACCAATGGTTATAGGTACCTAGAATACGATATTAAGAAATGATATATTGCTTTGATTTAGACGACACCCTATGTGAGACAATCGATGGGGAATATGAGAGTTCAGTCCCCGATATGAAACGGATTGAGGTAGTGAATAAACTATACGATGAGGGTCACCATATAATCATCGATACAGCCAGAGGTTCCATATCAGGTATTAACTGGTTCGGACATACCCAAGACCAGCTAACTGATTGGGGGTTGAAGTTCCATAAGTTGAGGACGGGTATTAAGATATACGCAGATTATTATATTGACGATAAAGGAATAAATGATAACGACTATTTCTTTGATGCATAAGGAAGGGAACATACTATTGAGTTACCCAAGAAGTGGTAATAGTTGGATTAGGTATTGCGTTGAAGCGATAACCAAGAAACCAACTTACGGCTACACTAAATCTAAAGCCCCATTAGAGAACCCGATTGGTAGTAATATTCCAACTTTGGGTGTAGACTTAAAAGTTGACCCCATATTATTAAAACGACACGAAACCTTTAGTACTAAAAGGGTGGATAAACTAATTCTGGTTATTCGGAATTACAAGGAGGTGATTGTTAGACACCATGAGGGTACTAAAATCACATTGGCTACTTTGCAAAGAAGTTGTTCCTCAAATAAGACCTCTCGTAATTACGTGGATGTGATACGTTATTTCGATGACTTTAAAGGTGAGAAGTTATTGGTTTATTATGAAGATTTCATCACAGATGTTGAGTGTGAATTACGGAAGATTGCTGAATTCCTAGGTGAGGGGGTGGATAACATTGACGAGTTCGTCAATAAATTAGATGGACATAAAAAGAAATCATTAACTCTATATCGACCATCAATAACCAAAGGGAAAAACGTTATCCACCATTCGAATAAATTAACTAAGGGGTTGAAGTCATCTTGGGATAAATTTTTAAGGAATAAGTGTGGTGATTTATTTGAGAAATATCTAATTAGATATGAAGAAAAAAAAGGCGACTAAATATATTAATAATATAGCATATCGTAATGGTAGAGCTTGGGTATTTAAACCACAGAAAATTATGTTTCTACAAGTACCGAAAAATGCCTCATCCAGCATTAGACATGCTTTTGGTACCACAAGTAAGACCCCTAGGGTAAATCTGAACACCAAAAATGGCTTAAGAGGGTATAAAAAATTCGCTATAATTAGAAACCCTAACGAAAGATTTGTTAGTGGACTTATAGAATGTCTCGGTAGTACTGCACCATCAAACCTTAAAGAATTACGAAGAAAATCTGACATAGAGTTACTGACTGGGTTTCTGAATGTACTAGAAAAAGGCTTTTTTGAGCCACATACGGCACCACAAGTTGCATTCCTAATTAATAGAGAAGGTAAATTATTTGATTTAGATGAACTATTGATTTTTGAGAATTTAGATGTAGATTTTAAATTGTTCTGCCAGAAACATGGGATAAAGGTAGAGTTGGGTCACAGGAATGTGAATGTGGGCACTATCAAAGCCAGACGGGATAGACTCATAGACATCGTAAACACCAACCAAGCAATAAGAAAACGAGTTGAAATGTTATATCACGAAGATTGGGTTTTATATGGAAAAACGTTATTAAATGTACTCAAAAGAGATAATAGACCATAAAGGGTTATGTTGGGTTTCCGATGAAGATAAGATAGTATTTTTGGGGATACCTAAAACTGCATCTACCAGCATCAGGGAGACTTTCCGTATTAGTCCATATCATACCAACATATCTAAATTACCAAAAGATAAATCTGATTACAAAGTATTCACGATAATTAGAGAACCTGTAACCAGAATTGCTGCTGGTATCATAGAAACACTAATCAGGCATGAAACGGTACAAGAACTTAAAGACCTAAAGAAGATTAAGAACCCAATAGATAGGGTTAGAACTTTCTTAGGTAAAGGGTTCATAGACGTTCACACAGCACCACAAGTTGCATTCCTATCTGATAAAGATGGTAACGATTTCAGAATCGATAGGATGTTATTATTTGATAACCTTGAGCAAGAATTCAATGATATGTGTAAAGATTACAGTATTAATAGAAAGTTATTGCATCTTAATAAAAAAATGGGTATATTTGGAGAAGGGAAAAATCATATTGTTAGAATCCTTCAGACGGTTCCTGATATAAACAAGATGGTGAGGGAGATGTATAAGGAAGACATTGAACTATATAATAGAGTATTACATGAAGAAACAACGTAAAATATTAGTCACAGGTGGTCGTGGCATGGTAGGTAAACACCTACAGGAAATGTTACCTAAAGCCGTTTATGTAAACAGCGCAGATTGTGATTTAACAAGCTACTCAGAGACTAACCTGTTATTCTTAACTCACAAGCCTGATGTGGTAATACATTTAGCTGCTAGGGTTGGTGGCATCATTGATAATATTAATCGACCTTGTGATTATTTCGAAGATAACATCCTAATGAATACCAATATGGTCAACCTATCTAGACTTCATGGTGTTGACCAATTTATTGGCATGTTATCAACGTGCATCTATCCCGACTTGGTACATAAGTACCCAATGACTGAGGATATGCTACACATGGGTGCACCAACGAAGACCAACTTTTCATATGGTTACGCTAAGAGATGTCTGGCAGTTCATATTGATGCGTGTAACGAACAATTCGGCACCAAGTATCAATACCTAACACCATGTAACCTATACGGTGAACATGACAAGTGGGGTAAGAATAGCCACTTTGTTGCTGCGTTGGTGAAGAAGATTATTTCGGCTCATAATAGCGGTGAACATGAAGTGAAATTATTCGGAACTGGGGAACCATTGCGACAATTTATGTATGCTGGCGACTTAGCTGAAGTTATTAAGTGGTTGGTCGATAGAGATATTAGAACTAGTTTTAATGTAGCAACCAAAGAAAATTATTCAATCGCTGAAATCGCTGATATCGCTTTAGAGGTTTTTAAGATGTTAACTAAGACAAGTGTAACTAACTTCACATTCGACCCTAAGAAGCCAGATGGTCAATACAGGAAAGATGTATCTATTAAGAAGCTCCTAACGGTGTTACCACACTTTGAGGCTACCAACTTATATGCTGGACTATCAAAGACATTCCAGAGCATACTTAAAGAACAATTACCAATATGATTAAATTAGCAAGCGACACAATAAATAGAGCCGATATTGATGCTCTATGTGAGTGGTTACAACAAGACCCGACACCGAGACTTACCAAAGGTGAGTTAACCGTTGAGTTGGAACATAAATGGGCGAATAAGATTGGAACCAAGCATAGCGTTTTCGTGAACTCTGGGTCATCAGCAATCCTATTGTTATTGGCTACCTTGAAGGAGCTTAAGAAACTGAAGAACGATAAGATTGTGGTACCAGCATTGAGTTGGTTAACCGATGTTTCCTCCCCGATGTTATTGGGTATGACACCAATACTATGCGACTCCAACGATGAAGACCTATCAGTGGATTTGGATATGTTGGAAGATATATTCAAGACTGACAGTCCAGCCGCATTTATGGGTGTATCCGTATTAGGGTTGGTGCCTGATGTGAATAGTATTAAAACTCTGTGTGATAAATATGATGTTATCTATTTAGAGGATAACTGTGAATCCATGGGTTCTAAAACAGGTGATGAATACTTAGGTACCTTTGGGTTAGCTTCGGTATTCTCGATGTATTACGGTCATCACCTATCAACCATTGAAGGTGGGTTCATTAACACTAACGATACTTCATTGTATCATGGGTTACTTATGATGCGTAGCCATGGGTGGGATAGAGACCTACCTAAGAGTAGGCAACAGGAATTAAGGGCTGACTTTGGTGTCGATGAGTTCCAAGGTCTATATACGTTCTATATGGCTGGGATGAATGTGAGGTCAACTGACCTACAGGCATTCTTGGGTATCAGAGCCATTGATAAATTGGATGAATACGCTGAAGCCAGATTCAAAAACTTCACCTTGTATAATTCAATGATTCAGTGTAATGAGTTGAATATAGTCCAAGAGGATTGGGATTATACTTCCAACTTTGCGTACCCAGTCATCAATGAACACAGGAATAACATTGTAGACGAACTACGTGAGGCTAACATTGAGTGTAGACCACTGATAGCTGGTAACATGGCAAATAAGCCATTCTGGAAGGTGAAGTATGAAACACCTTCATTACCGCTATGCGAGAGAATCGATGAGTTCGGATTCTACCTACCAAATCATCAGGATTTGACTACTGAGGAAATAAAGAAAGTTTGTAATATCGTAAATTCATATGGAAAGAAACGTAGCACTAATAACGGGAATTAACGGTCAGGATGGTTCATATCTTGCCGAGTTCTTATTGGAGAAAGGATATGAGGTTTGGGGAATAGTTAAACGAAATTCCGTATCTGAGAATCAGACAGCCAGAATAGACCATATCATGGATAAACTCAAATTAGAGTATGCTGATATGACCGATATGGCGTCACTGATTAAAGTCTTGGATAAAGCCAAGCCAACTGAGATTTATAACTTAGCAGCGCAGTCGCATGTAAGGATTAGCTTCGACCAACCGATGTATACGGCTAACGCCACAGGATTGGGTGTTCTGAACCTCTTAGAGGCTATTAGAATCGCTTGCCCTGACGCAAAGATGTACCAAGCCTCATCAAGTGAGATGTTCGGTAATAACATAGACCCTGACGGTTTCCAGAGGGAAACAACGCCATTGAACCCAGTAAGCCCTTACGGGTGTGCGAAGGTGTACGGGTATAATATCTGTAGAAACTACAGAAACTCATATGGTATGTTTGTAGCCAATGGTATCTTATTCAACCATGAATCACCAAGACGTGGCATTAACTTTGTAACCAATAAGGTGGTTAAGATTGCAGTTGAAATAAGCATGGGTATGACCGATGAATTAGTGTTGGGTAACTTAGATGCCACAAGGGATTGGGGACACGCTAAGGACTACGTTAAAGCTATGTGGTTGATTCTCCAACAAGATGAACCAGACGACTTCGTATGCGCCACAGGAATATCACATTCGGTGAAAGACCTAGTAGTGTACGTATTTGAATCGTTAGGGTTGGATTGGGAAGATTATGTACAGTGTGATTCTAAGTTTTTAAGACCAGAGGAATTGAGAGACCTTAAAGGTGATAGTATCAAAGCTAAAGAGAAATTAGGGTGGGAACACGAATATGACTTCGAATCCATGTTGGATGAGATGATTGAATATTGGGTGAATTTATACACTTCTCAGCTTTAATGAATATTTATTAGAAAGTTACAATGCATGGCAAAAGTGAACGGGAAAAGCGCTAAAAACGCAGAATACAAAGAGAGTGACTTCGGGTCGATAGTAAACAAACTCCTACCTTCAAGATTTAGACTTAAGTGTAAGAATGTGGCTCAGAAGGAGTTTTCAAGATTAATTACAGAGAAAGAAATTATAATTGCAGCAGGTCCTGCTGGAACTGGAAAGTCCTACGTGTCTATCGCCAGAGCGATTGAGTTACTACAGAACTCAACCAATTCATATAAGAAGATTATCATATCCAAACCAGCAGTAGAAGCTGATGAGAAATTAGGATTTACACCTGGAACTGTACGTGAGAAATTGGAGCCATATTTGGCTTCCTCTCTGGATATCGTGGATAAGATAATGGGTAAGGCTAACAGGAAGAAGTTAGAAGAGAACGATTACCTATTGATACAAGCATTGGGATTCATCAGAGGTAAGACCTTGGATAACTCAATCATTATCATAGAAGAGGCTCAGAACCTTTCACCAAAACAATGTCAAACCCTTTTAAGTCGAATTGGTTACGGTAGTAAGATGATTATCTCTGGTGACCTTGACCAATCGGATAGGTATAATGATGTGCGACAAAGCGGTCTGTTCGACCTATTCGCCAGACATAGGAAAGTATCTGAGGTTGGATTCTACGAGTTCAAACATTCGGATATTGTGCGAAACCCACTTATCGGTAAGTTATTGAATAACTACCCTAAGCAAGAGATTCCAGACCTATCCGATATTAAACCTAAACCATCTGGAATCACATTACCAAAGGTTGACCCTGAGAAAGTTATAAAAACTCGACCAGTATTAGAACCTGAATATATGGCTGAGGAAAGCATATTTCAACGTCTAAATAAAGTTTTTTCAGAAAAATTTACTTGGTAACTTTACTTTAGCCCTTCTCGTTCCTATTCTTGTTGTATGAAGATAGGAATAACATTAGATGAGGTCATAAGAGACTTCTTGGGTCACCTGACATACACGTTGGATAAGTACCGTGGGAAGACCCATGACATATCATTCAGTACGGTAACCGAGTTCGACTTGGTGAAGTATTTTGAGTTTGACTCTAAGAAAGAAATGTATGAGATGTTCTATGAAGAATCATCTCTGGAACTATTTGGTCATCCTGACCATTTACACGACAATATCATGAGCACTTTGAACATATTCAATATGGATATGGTAGATGAGGAAGAAGGTATTGAAGTAATGATAATCAGTAGGGCTGTGGGTAGAGCAATACCAGCCACTTACTTCTTTTTATCCAAGCTGGAATGTGAAATTCCAGAAATCAAATTCGTAAATGAATATGAGGATATGTGGAACCACGTGGACGTATTGGTAACCGCCAATCCAATAGCTATGGATTCAAAACCAGATGGTAAGGTTACGGTCAAGATTGACGCCTCCTATAACCATAATACTGACGCAGATTTCGCTTACCCAACGTTGATGGAATTCATTGATGCTACGGACGTTCACGAAACAATTTTTAACAGTGTAGAGATATGAGATACGTAATAGATTTTAATAAGATAAATCAACTGGTAACGATACCAGCCAAAACTGGTAAATTGGTTGAAAAAGATATTGTGACGGATAGTGTCGGTAGTAAAACAATAACACACAGAGAGTACGAACGGGTTGAGACATTGGATGGTACCAAGTATGAGATGATTAATAAATTATTGGACATACTATTACTGACTGAGGCTAACACCAAAGAAGGTCTGGAACAGATGTTAACCGAATCATACTTTGGGTATAGGTTAGCTTTTGAGACGCTAGAAGATTTAGAAATAATAAAATACATAGAAGACGAAGATTAAAATATGGAAAATCAAGAACAACAAGAAGAAAAGAAAGGTCAATCACTGGAAACGATTGTGGCGGACCTAAAAAACAAGGAGAGTAATTTTTACTTCTTCTGTTTAGACACCAAAGGTAACCCAACTGCTGGTATTGCTAACATCTACGAACACGTAAAGGTGCTAGGTGAATTGGGATATAAGACCCACATCATTCATGAACATGATGATTATAAATTAAGGCGTGGGGAAGATGGTTCCATGGGTCTAGCTGATTGGTTAGGTGAAGAGTATGCTGAGTTATCTCACATCTCAATTCAAAGCCAGAAGTTACAAGTTAAACCATGTGATTTCATTATCATTCCAGAGATATTCTCAAATATCATGGAACAAGTGAAGGAATTCCCATGTAAGAAAGTGGTATTCAGTCAAAGCCCATCCTACTTATTGGAGCTATTGGGTCTTGGTAAGAGATGGAACACTGATTATGGTTTCCATGATGCTATCACAACTAGCGAAAGACAAGCACAATATCTTAGGTCACTATTCCCATCACTTAATACGATGGTGGTACCAGTGAGTATCCCAGAGTATTTCAAACCAAGTGATAAGCCTAAGAAGCCTACCGTAACTATTCTATGTAGAGACAACGGTCAAGCGGCTAAAATCGCTAAAGCGTTTTACTTGCAGTACCCAGTATACAAGTGGGTGACCTTCAGGGAGATGAGAGGTTTATCCCGTAAAGCATTTGCTGATGAATTATCAACAGCATGTTTAGCGGTATGGATTGATGATACTGCTGGATTCGGTACCTTCCCACTGGAAGCATTCGAATGTGATGTGCCAGTAGTAGGTAAGATGCCAGAGTTCATTCCAGAATGGATGGAAACAACGGATGCCGACAACCAACCAACGATTAAGAATAACGGGGTGTGGACTAACACTCAACATGCGATACCAGAAATGATTGCAACATATATGAAGTTGTGGTTGGAGGATAACGTACCTTCTGAGATATTGGAAAATATGGAAGAAAGTAAAGGTGCTTATACGCCAGATGCCCAGAGGGTCAAAATCGAAGAGGTTTATGGCAAACTGGTATCTAATAGGATTGAGGAAATCGAAACCCTACAGAATGATAATAAGAAAGCTGCTGAAGAAGCTGCTAAAACAAATTAAAAAGAAAGATAATGGCAAACAAGAAAAAAGAGACATTTGATGTAACGGTTATTTTACCAGTACATGAATTGAACGAAACAACTACAACATTGTTGAAGCAAGCTATTGCGAGTGTTGGACTACAAGAGGTCGCACCCGAAGCAGTATTCATAGTAGTACCTAAAGGTAGCGAAATCGTTAAGACGGTTAAAGGTATGGTACCAAAGAGTATGCTCAAATATACCGTATTGGAAAATGATGGTGAGACGGATTTCTGTTCTCAGGTCAACTTCGGAATTGAGGCTACTGAAACCGAATGGTTCTCCATCCTAGAATATGATGACGAGTACTCTAAGATTTGGTTTAAGAACGTAGCGACATACGTGAAAGCGTACCCAGATGTTGGCATCTTTATGCCAATGATTGTGGATGTCAATGAGGAAGGTCAATACATGGGTGGAACCAACGAAGCGGTATGGGCTAATCAATTCTCAGATGAGATGGGATTACTTGATACTGATGCGTTGTTGAGATATCAGAATTTCAATACCGATGGGGTTGTTATGAAGAAAGAGGTTATTGATGATTTCGGTGGCTTCAAACCTTCAATCAAGCTGACCTTCATTTACGAGTTCCTATTGAGGATGACACATAGTGGTATTAAGACCATGGTTATCCCGAAGATTGGATACAAACACGTAAACCTAAGAGAAGGTTCGTTATTCCACACCTACAGAGAGGAAATGGACGATGTGGAATCCAGATGGTGGATGAACAAAGCCAAGAAAGAGTATTTCTGGAATGAAGACCGTAAAATAATATACGAAAAGGCAGAAACTGACTAATGGCTAAGAGAGGACGAAAAAGGAAAAATGAGCATTATTTCGGTCCTGACCAAGAAGAAGCAGTATTGCGATACATAGAGTGTGACGACCAAATGGAACGGACACGCATCTACAACGAACATCTCAGAGAACCACTTTATAAAATGGTGGAATACATCATTAAGACGTACAAGCTTTACAGAAAAGGTCTAACATTCGAACAACAACACATGGATGCGTTGGGTGATGTTATGATGAAAGCGGATAAATTTGATGGTGGGAGAGGCAAGAAAGCTTATTCTTATTACGGAACGATTATTAAGAGGTACGTGCTGGGGCAAGTCCAGAACGAAGATAAGAATATGAAAAAGTATTCATCGTTCGATGATGTGAGTTCGTTCTTGGAAACACAGGATGATTACCAGTACGAGATTAAGAATCATGATGATTTCACCGTTGACAAGTTCATGGCGAAACTCATCCAAGAGATTAAGGTTGAGTTAGATGAGGGTGAGGATACTGGTAAAAAGAAACTCAGTGAGAATGAACGTCTGGTGGGATACGCTCTGATTGATATCCTGAATGATTGGGAGACCATCTTAGCTCATGTAAACACAGGAAGTAAGTATAATAAAATAGCGATACTTGAGACCATGAGAAACCATACTGGTCTAACCACCAAGGATATCAGACTGGCAATGAGACGCTTTAAAGGGTTATATGACATATTGAAAATAAAGGGGTTAGACGAAGGTATATACTGAAAATTGTAATTTCTTTGATATTTATTAGTATAACACTAAACTAAAAACGTGAATTATGCCAAGAAGAAAGAAACAAGTAGTTAAGGTTAATAACCTACTAAGCCTAGAAGGTGTACTACAGGAAGTTTATAATGAAGCCTGTAATAACATTAAGTCAGCACAGAGTGGAATCAATGAGATAACCCTTGTGGCTGAACCAACTGACGTGGACGACCACGCAAAGATAGCCAAAGCTAAAACAGATTTCCTAAAAACCAAAACGGATAACGTTAAGATTAAACTGGAAGTAAGTAAATTACAGAACGATAGTCTTAAACATGCTGGTGACCTAAAACCAGAACTACATTCTGGTGCCGATGTAGCTGTCACCAAAGAACATTTCAAGAATATACGTGAAATGATTGAGAATAGTAAAGATGACGAAGATATTGAAGACTAATGGCGATAGTAGACCAAAAAGAGAAAGTCTTCGGGAAGATTGGTGCTTTACGTACCCTTACCGATGATTTCCCCACATTAAAACTAAATAACTCATTCCCATCAATTGATAATGGTGGAAGTGCGCTAGATTTCCTCGTTGACCTAATTAAGTCGCTAGTGGGATTCGAAGAGCTTAGAGATACTTTAGTTGATGTTCTAGTCTACGCAACCTCAGAAGCGGAGATAGTCGTTAAGGACGCCTTAAAAGTGGAATTAAAGGGTCTTGTGGCTTGTGGTATAGACCCAAGCTTACCAGATTGGTTCCAAAACAATGGTGCTGGTCTTGAAATACAAGTCAAGAAGTTGGATTTCCTCAGCATTATGAAGATTAACCCAATAACACCAGCAGGTGGATTATTATTTGATGATGTTGGTGACCAACTAACTTCAACCGATTACAACACATACCTGTATTATACAATCCAAGAGGATGATATAAACACCCCGATAATGTGGTCAGACCCTAATACGGGTGAAGACATATTAGAATCAGCGTTTGGTCAAAACACATTGTCTGAACCAAACTCAGTAGTATTCAGGGCGGCACCTAATATAACCAACCTAACTGACCTTAATAATAAGTTCGTGGATAGCATTCAATTATTCGCTTCAGAAGACCTGATAATCAACATCATTGATACCTTATTTGGTACGATTGCGGTACAGGGAGATGTGAATAAGTCTGAAGCTGAATTGGAGATGGAAGGGCAAATAGAGACCATAGTAAATTGTATCATCAATGCTGATGAGGATAGTGTGGTGGATAATAGCTTTTTTGAATTCTCCAACGTACAAATCCAAAACATAAAGGAAAAAGCCATCAATCGAAAGAATGGTGTAAGACAACTTAAGACCTGTGGGGATGTAGACGTATCGATGCCGATAGAACACCTAATAGACCTTAAAACTAAAATGTCTGGTCTAACACAATCCCAATTGGTTGAACAAAAAGATATCGTATCAGCCAGCATAGACGATATGGCACGTGAAACTGCCGACCAAGGTGCTGATGACCCAGTAGATGTATACTCAGTAGAATTAAGTTTCATTGGATTAATGTTCGAGACATTGATTAAGTCGATTGTGAGTATGATACTAAGTCCTAAAGTGATAACTGTATTCTTAATCAATTACATGATTGTGTACGGTAACGGTAACTCATACATTGACCCTGTGGATTTCTTGAAGCAGAATAAGACATTATTGGAGAATATGGTGAAACGTATCAGAGACCTACTTATAAACGCCCTATTGGATAAAGTATTAAGTTTCATAATGAAACTGGTTGCAGCTAATGTGGTCGCAATGGGTAAAGAACAAGCTAACGCTCAATTAGCGGTATTACTTAGTCTTACGGGAATTCCCCAAGACGTTATTAGAATGATGAGAGAAAACAGCCCAATACAAATATAATCATGGCAGAAACATGTAGAAGTACACAGAAGGTAGGCGTAGCTAAAGATAGCAAAAGTTCGATGTCTAATATCCTTAAGATAATATTAGCAGCATTTTCAATGATGAAGCCGCCAGCAACGTCATTACCACCACCATTAGTTATGATTGGTAGTAAGATGCGACCTGGACTTTCAGCACGAGATATATCTGCCAGAGTGATATCAAGATTTTCTGAATCCGATGCAGTCGGTGGAGAAATATTCAAAGAAGGTAATAATGTGATGACCGCTTTAGAGGTTATCAGAATGGAAGAAGTAGTTAATGCAATACAGACGGAAATGAAGATTTCCAGCGCTATAGACCCAGGTAGTATTCTGGTTCAAACCAACGGTGTTGGGTATGCTGGATTCCCAGTTACCAGCGTGGGTACAAACCCAAGTATTGTAAGTAGTAATGGAGTAGCACAGTAATGGAAAAATTAGAAGACAAATCAAATAGTGATTTGGAGATGGCTAAAAAATCTCTGATGAACGAATACGAGACCCTTAAGAATAAAATGCTAAAGGATTGTGATAAGCTAGATGAACTGGCAGCACGTTACGGTAAAGCGACTAGAATATTGAATAGTAGAAATGTCTAATCCAAAATATACATTCGGACAACCAAGTGAATTCAATAAGCAATTCAACGATATGGGTATTCAACTCGGTATCGTTAAAGTTGTTGGTCAAGTGGCACCCAATACCAGTGATGAGGTAAAACGCAAATCTGATGCAAGGTTCAACGCTGACCCAACAATAATTCGTTGCAGTATACCTGGAGCTAATTGGGATACCAATATAGCCGATGGTGACCTGACCAATTGTTTTCCACTAATGCCAAGTCACTTGAATGTGGTACCAAAAGTTAATGAGGTGGTATTCATATTCACCTTCAATGATGGTACCAAGTATGCTGATAGGTTCTACATAGGTCCCATTATTTCCAGCCCATTGAGGTTGAAAGAGGATACTATTGAAACAACTGGTTTGGCTAGTTTAAGTGTTTCCCCTGTAACCCCTAATGTGAACATAGATACATTGGTGGACGCTAAAGGGGTCTTTCCTGATTATGACGATATCGCATTACAGGGTAGAGATAATGCTGACCTCATTCTAAAGGAGAATGAAGTATTCTTACGTGCTGGTCAACACGTATTAGATAATAATAAGATATTCAATAAGACTAATCCAGCATACATTCAACTTAAGTTCGATGCTAAGTTGAAGGAGAGTGAGAACAGAAGTAGTAAGCCAGAATTCGGTAGCGTTGCCAACGTGGTAGCCAATAAGATTAATCTACTTACACATAAGGATGGTGCACCTAGGTTCACGTTAACAAACCAAGATGATTATATTTCTGAAGAAGAGTTATTGAAAATATTGGATGAGGCTCACCCATTGGTGTTTGGTGACACCTTATTAGAATACATGAAAAAGTTGGAAATGGCACTCATGAATCATATACATAGATTTCCAGGTCTTAAACCTAGCGCTATTGATGGTGAGAACTTCATAGTCGAATACTTGGAGTACCCTACGGAGACTATATTATCCAAGAATGTTAAGGTGAATTAATCAACTTTACGCTATATTTACTTATAAAGCAAAATGGTACTAAGAACTTATTTCGATAGAAACAATACAATCATTCTAGATAGCTATACCAATACGGGGTTAAATCCTGTAACGGAATTGTACTATGGTGGTGGTACTGGAAGTACCCATACACAACAATACACTAGATTCCTATTCCATTTTGATGTTTCAAGATTACAGACCGCCTACAGTGGTGGCACATACCCAGACTTAACCAAGATGACACATACGTTACGTATGATTAATACTGGTTGTTTGGATAAATCAATGTTGGGTGAAAAGAACTGTGATGGTAAAGACCGAGCAGCTTCATTCGACCTTATCCTATTCCCTATAACTCAAGACTGGGTTGAAGGTAACGGATATGATTATTCAGACTGTACGTTTACTGCTGGACAACCAGCATACAATGCAGTTCCATCTAACTGGTACTCAGCTACTACGTTAGGACAATGGGCTGAATCTGGGGTTGTTACGGGAGCCACAAGCGGTATCACCATTCAAACTCAAAATTTCCCACTAGGAAATGAAAATATTGATATGGATATCACTTCATTTGTTAATGGTCTAATAACTGGTGCAACCAATAATGGTTTAGCTCTGGCGTTTCAAAAAGAATATGAAGAATTAGTAACCTACAACTACCAATATGTGGGGTTCTTCACTAACCACACTCAGAGCATATACGAACCATATGTTGAAACCATTTATTCCGACCACATTACTGATGATAGACACGATTTTTACCTTGATAAAGATAATAAACTATACTTATACGTTAACCTTGGTGGTACACCTACTAATCTTGATGCTCTACCGACAGTCCAAGTCTTAGACCAAGATGGTGGATTATATTCAGCTTATACCTCAAGTGCCGTTACGCACGTTACAAAGGGTGTTTACAGCATCGATATAAATGTACCCACAACAAGTACTGCGGTGGATTGTGTGATGTTTAATGACGTTTGGTCAGGAGTTACCATTAACGGTATCAGTAGACCTAATATAACGCTTGATTTCGCCCTTAAAACTGCTGATGACTGGTACAACATAGGTGATGCTGCTGGGCTACCTAAAAAGACTGGTATCGTAGCTGCTGGTATCAACAGAGGTGAGAAGATTAAGAGAGGTGACGTTAGAAAAGTAACGGTACAAACAAAGATTCCTTATACCGTAAACCAAGAGCAAAAAATGGACGATGTTCAATACCGTCTATATGCGAAGGAAGGTATAAATGAACTTACAATTATCGACTTCCAACCATTGGAAATGGCTAACAATCATAACTATTTCTTGATTGATACAGCCAGTCTAATACCATCTGAATATTTTGTTGATATAAAGGCGACTACCAATCTGGAAGTCAACACGTTAAAGGAAGTATTATACTTCAGCATTGTTTCTCAAAGTGAACTCAGAGATAGCCAATGAGTGATAGGATAGCAAATAGTTTGCGGTATGAATTAGATACACAAAGTAACAATCAAGCATTATCTGATGTCATTGGTGGTAAGAAGTTAGCTTCTATAGTCACCCAATTAGGTATACACGAGTTACAGGCGTTATATGACGCTCACAGGATACGTTTCATGCTCATGAAAAAACTCCCTGATGATACCTTTGAGGCTATAATATTCAACCATCTAAAAGGTGAACCAGACGCCATCAAATTAGCTAAGAATTATAGAAAAACTGGATTAGTTTTACCAAAAACTTGACTTTTTCTTAGTTTTCACTATATTTATAAACAGAGTTAAGCAATATCTCAGTCTAACGTCTATATGGCGTAAGAATTATCCTAGGTGGTAATGATTTGATTGGGAGCTAATAACAAGACGTATTAAAACTTAAACAAAATGTCACACACAAACTCACGTGGGGAAGCTATACCCACTGTCAATGTAGCTATCAACAAGAGTAGACTAAAGTCGTACTCAAAAGACGGTAAACCAACCTTTTATTTAAAGAACGGAACAGAATTCCAGATTGAGGTATTTAACCCAACATCTGAAATGATATCTGCTCGTATCTCCCTGAACGGTAAGCGTATAGGGCAAGGTGGTTTAGTATTACGACCAGGAGAACGAGTGTTCTTAGACCGATACATCGATATTCCTAAGAAGTTCAGATTTGAAACCTATGAGGTGAATAATACATCTGAAGTGCGTAAGGCTATCGAAAGTAATGGTGACCTGAAGGTTACATTCCATAAGGAATATGTGGAGCCTAATTATAACCATTTTAATTACGACCTACCATTACTAAATGATTGGGATTATTACAAGAGAAACCAACCATGGACTTCTCCAAGTACTGACCCTAATCCGTACACCTTTTTTGGTGCAACGAGTGTAGGTGCATCAACATCCAACTTACGTGGTTCTGACTTTTTAAATTCAGGTACAGTTGGTTCTGCTGGTACGAATAGTGCTGGTTACTGTGGTTCTATTACCAATACCCTTGGTATGGCATCTATGGATAGTCTAGGTGAAATGAATCTGAGCGCATCAATGGGTCAAGACCTTAAACGTTCATTCGTGGATACCAATGCGAGTAATCCTCTAAGAAGGTTGAGTGTTAAGAAGTCTAAGAAGGTTGAAACTGGTCGGGTTGAAGAGGGTTCACATTCTTCACAGAAGTTCACTCAGATAACCAAGACGTTCATTGAAATCCCTTTCCAGACGTATGAATTTAACTTGTTGCCAGAGTCTACCAAGGCTATAACAACGAGTGAGTTGAACAAGAGACGATACTGTCACAACTGTGGTAGTAAGTCCAAGACCAACTACAAATTCTGCCCTAATTGCGGTAGTAAAGCGTAAGTATTATAACAAAAAATTGCCAGTAACTTGTTTTACTGGCTTTTTTTTGGTATATTTGTACCATGAGAAACGAAGATTATGATTTCATATACCATTTTAACACCGAATGTACCACACCATCAAGAAAGGTTGCCGCTATGACCATATCGTCAGTTGCATCTTATTTTAATGGTGAGAAGGGTGATTATGTTACCGCCAAAACAAGAATAGAGGCGCGAGACTTGCTAAAAGCTAAACTAGATGGAATTGACTAACGAAGAGATAATGAAGATGTGGATTGGTGCATCTGCCAGTGATGACGACTGTTTAACGGAAGTCAGACGAATGGTATACACCACACCAAACGATGGAGACTTAGGTGCCACCATTAGAAAATTCATCGAAGTTCAATTCGGTTTAAGCGTACCTTTGATACTGAAAGGTGAAAGAGTTATGGTAACGCACAACTACTTAGAAGGGGCACCTGAATATGAAGTAATCGCCAGAGGTGATTCAGTTAGGAGTCTTGAATTAAAGGAGACTTCTTTCACCTTCCTACATGGTGGTGATATGATGATGATTGCCAAATATGATTACGAAAACGAAAAGTGGATATCAACGTAAGTACACAAGTGGGATGTTATTCTATGCAACCTACCCAATAACATCTCATTTGTTGTACATAATCTATATAGATAATGATTAACGTACCAAGTAGTATTTTACACAATAGTGGTCTTATGATAAATATTAGAGACCTGATTGAGAGGTTCCCAAATGATACAGACCTAGGTCGTAGGATACGTAAACTGGTGGCTGAAAAAGACCACAGTTTCGCTCACAGACCACAAGGAAACGAATTCGATAAGAAACCTGAAAAAGATGACTAGTTTAGAAGAAGCGGAAGTGGGTGATATCACACCGAATGGTTACGAGATAGTTGAAATAAATACCAAGCGTGTTTATAAGATGCGCAAACGTATAACCATCAAGAAAGATGTATACCATAAACAATATGCTGGAAAGAGTGGTTACCAATACTGGGACACATCTGGTGTTGGACGATGGATTGAACTAGATGATTTTCCAGACAAACAACTTAGGTTTAGAGATATTGAAGTAGCATACTAACTATGTGTGAATTCCACAAAGAAAAGGTTGAGTTGGCGCTTCTCACCAAAGAACGCTTAACAGAGCAACTAGAAAAGGTTGATACTTTGATTAAAACCTTACAAGATGAATGTGAACACGTTGACGAGAATGGCGAAAGTTCAATAATTCCTGTACCTCTGAATTTTGACCCACGTCTCGATATGTGGCATGTAAATATGTGTACCATATGTTCAGAGATACAACAACGATATGAACCAATAACCGAGAAAGTGTGAGTAGAATAACAGATGTAGATATTGTTATAGGTGGTAGATACGAATACGAACCAGTAGACGAAGAAATACGATACATTACTATCACTGATATCTATTTCAATGGGTATGTGTTCGTCATGAAAGTCAAATATGATGATGGTACTACTGGTGAGGTAAGTGAGATATTCCACGTAAGAAGCTAAGACCAAAAAAGGTTACCCACCAATAGGGTTGATATCGGTGACAACATTATCACCCCACAAACAACCAGAGGCAACATCCCAACCGTAATACCACATCATATTCATTCTAGCCTCATAAATATAAGGGCTTATTTCAATACCGCCATATTTTGCTGCCACCATATCCCAACGTATTTGAGTAAACCTCTCACCATCACCATATAAGTTCTCAAATTGTTGCAGGTCTTGGAGATTAGAGAGTTTTAAGATTTTCGACTCATCTATACTTAAGGCGAAAGCGTTTTCACCTTCCCAATCGGGCATCTCACTTCTAACCCAGTCTATCCATTCGGTACCTATGGCGTACCATAAGCCTGTTGGTTTTGCAAACGCCTTATCTGATTGTTGTGTTGGGGCATAAGTAAGAGTGCCATCACCACGTTTAGGTGACATGGTAATCCTAGCGTTAGGGTAATCACGCTTAATCAATTCATATACATCATCAGATACTTCATGTAGGGCTAATGCTTCCCTAAGTGAGATTTTAATATCGCTTTTCATGTATATAAATATGAAACTATAAGACAAAAGAAAAGGCTACCATATGGTAGCCTTTTCTTATTATCATTATCTGAATGAGAGATTATCTCAATTCGTTGATGTTGAATGTTGGCACTCCGTCCACACGAACTCCACCGTAGAACCTGTTATTAACAGACTTCTTAGCGTATCTCGTCATGATACCCTTCACTGGTGCGAAGTTGAACGGGTTGTACATTGTAGGAGTAAGTTGCATTGGCACGTATGGTGCGTAGATGTAACCTGTATCCAACAGTGACTTACCTTTGTGACCGATAATCATTGACCAAGATGGAGCATAAGGGTCACGATACACTTGGTAACGTCCTCCTAGTGAACCGATTCTCTCGATACCCATGTTATATTGGTCTTGCTCTGGACTTGCGTCAGAAACGTGGAAGTACTCTAGGTCATCAAAGATTGCTGAAATTTCAGACGATACTACGATGAAGTTTGCACCACCACGTAGAGTTGACTTGTGAATTTGAGCAGAGATTTGGTTAACCTTAGTAATTAACGTTTGGTTCCAGTCTTTTTGTGTGTAAGCATTAGATGCTTGACTTGACTTTCTCCATCCCGTGTAATCCCAACGTGATTGCCATGCGCCTACTTTTCTTAGGTCTCTAAGAATTTCACGGTCAATTTCAGAAGCAATTTGCTCAGAAAGTAACGCAGTCAATTCCGCTTCAGCGTCAATGTTGTGGAATGCACTAACATCTTGCGCAAGCTCTGGAGACCAAGTAGCTCTTAATTTTCTTTCTTCAACAGAAACAACAACCTCATCAAGTGTGAAGCTTACTTCTCCCATTTCAGTTTCGAACTCAAGACTTGCGTATTCAGCCCATGCAACGTTGAAAGTTGCAGCAGATAATCCTGTGAAACCTGAAGCCCCTACGTATCCATCAAATGTTGATGTACCAGCAGCAGTTACAGGGTGAGTTAAATCACATCCCAAGAAGATATCACCATTTGCATCACAAATGTTATCATATCCTACGATACCACTACCATATCTTTGTGTTACCACTCGGAAAGGTACAGAACCACCGTTTGCAATAATTGGGTCAGCATCTGGGTCAAGAATTGCAACACCATTGTTAATAACAGTAAGTGACGCCAAGAATGACTCAGTGTCCATTGGGTGTCCATCAGGACCAGTCAATCGACCTTTATCTAGGTCTGGGTTTGCCGCGAAACCAGATACACGAATAATCGCTTCTCTTACAGTTCCGTCAGTAGCTGCTGGCAATGCACCAACAGTATTAGAGAAATCTCCGTTTGCATCAAGCAAAACGGCAGACAATGTACCTACTCTAATAGTCAACGTACCTTTTGAGTTATCAAAAAGACCATCGTTGTAGAAAAGGTCATATAGGTTTTTACCCATCATTGGTGTAACAGCACAACCTGCAACAGCATTTACACAATCAGGTAATCCGTCTACTGCCATAGATGTATGTGCAGAGAATTGGCTTCCTGGAACAATTGCTTCACCATTATAGTTACTACCAGGCTGGTTAGCAGCGTCAACACGGCTAGATGTTTGTGGTATAAAGAAGAACAATTTACCAATTGGTAAGTTCATCGCTTGTACACTAACGATATCATTCGCTAGCAATTTTGAGAATACCCTTCTTACGATAGGGAAAACTACAGTCTCAAAAGAACCTGAAGATGTTGCATTAGTTGATTCGGTAATCAAGCTACCAGCTTGGTTCTCGTACAACTGAGCCATATTCTCCTTAATGTGTCCTTCCAATCCAGCAAGGAAACCAGTGGAATCCCATTTATCTTGTACTTTCTTTCTCACGTCTTTCATGTGGTTTAGTCCGATGTTTCCGACTGTACCTGTATTTAATAAGTGTGACATATTTTTAAGTTTTAGTTTGTCTAGTTATTTTTTAATTTATTTTCCGATTTTTTCTACTCGTCCCATCAATTCGTTGATACGTGCAGTCTCTTTGTCAACATAAGTTGTTTGCTCATTAAGTGATGAGGAACCTGTCGATACCGTCCTGTCAAGGTTTACACCTTCAAATAAAGGAGTTCTACTTGTTAGGTCAGAAGCAAGCTTATTATAAAGCTGCTTAGATTCTTTCAATGACTTAACTTCATTATCAAATCTTGTGATAATGTTTTTCTTTTCATCTTTAGTGGTAATATTCTCCATAAAGAGTTTAACAACATGTGTTAAGTTTGAGTTGAACACCACTGTCTCAGCCAACATCTTCTTGTACTCAACCAGCTTCTTATTGAATGCTGCGTTTTGTTCTTTCAGTTTGTTTGCTTCACTGACTAAATTTTGGTATTCTGTAGATTCATTTGTATTGTTAGATACTGTTACATTTCCATCTTTTTTGTTGTTGGCTACACCACCAGCACCTTTGATGCTTGTACGGTCTTCACCACCTTTGTAAACGACACTTTGTCTTTTACCTACTGGAATTTGCTCGTCTAACGCCTCTTCACCTTCTACGACTTCTTCTTCAGCAATCTCTCCTTCAACAACCTCATCTTCGCCTTCCATTACATGGTCACCGTGTGCTGCTTCTGAACTACCACCATTTCCTTCGATTTTTTCTTCGCCTGGATTTGCTGTAGCATTAGTTTTTGCTGTTGGGTCAGTCTTTCCGTCTGCTCCCATAACGTGTTCTGCGTGAGCATCACCTGAACCATTCTTAGCTTCTTGTTCTCCAAATCCACCTTCAAGGTTATCCCCCGTTAGGTCTGCTGGCAATTCTTTAGAAGTCTGTGAGTCTATATCACCTGAATTAGGTGGCGTAGTTTCCTTCATGTGGTCATGATGAGCACCTTCGCTCTCGTTAATTTCGACTTCGTACACAACGTCATCTTCTTTCTTGCAACCGTCTTCGATTCCAATTTCTTCTTCTTCTTCTTCACCACCCATTGGTACTTCCAGTTCAGGTTCTGCTCCCATTTCTGGTTCAGCACCCATTTCTGGTTCTAGTCCCAAATCAGGTTCTGCTCCCATCTCTGGTTCTGCACCCATCTCTGCGTCTAGTCCTCCCAAATCTGGTTCTCCTAGTCCACCTAAATCAGCGCCCATATCTGGTGCTCCACCTTCTGGCTTAATAATGTACTTACCTGGTTCGGTAATGTTCATGTGTACTTCATCTCCGACAACTTCAATTTCATCACTCATTGACAATTCCTTGTATACAGCTAGAACTTCGTTATCAGATGCAGATGTTAAATCTACTTCGCTGTCCATGTCTGATGCCATTGCATCCACACCATCTATACTCGCAGGTTCAGCATCTATTGCAATGTCGTCCCCACCATCTGAGTCAGCGTCAACATCAACCCCAATTGAGTCATCATCAGCGCCAAGGTCACCATCGCCATCAACTGGCATGTCCTCAACATCATCAGAGTCGTCATCTAAATCGATGTCTTCTTCTTCGAAATCTTCATTAATAGATTCCTTAACCACTCCCTCAATTTCTTCGACAGCAACGTGTCGAAATATTTCTTTGGAGTTTTCACTTAAAGCGTTTTTGATTATATCAATATCAGTAACCGCTTCACTCATAGTTTCTTTTTCTTTATCTTTTCCTTCCATTTTGTATTCTGGATTTTCTCGAATTTCTTATTTTCTACTTAATAAATATAGCCAGTGGAACCAAAAGTTCAAAAAGGTTGGTATATTCACCTGTTTATAAATATGTTAGCGTTTCTCGAAAGTTAAATTTTATGCATAATTAACCAATTATCCCAATAGGAATGAATCTAAACCTGAGCTTAAACCAGTAGGCTTCTTCTCTTCAACGCTCTCTTTAAAGGCGCCTGCTTCCTTATTGTTTTGGAATATCCAAGAACCTGGAGTTGATGGGTTTGTGACCACATCCCAGCATATTAATTCGAAATCATCTTGTACTAATTGAACACCATTTACGTCCTCAACTGAACCTACACCTCTTGAAGATACACCGATTTTAATTCCACGTCTTAAGAAATTAGCAACCTTATCACCTTCACATGAAATGATACCTAAGTTTACATAACCTGGACTCATTATAATGTCAAGCTCTCCCATAAGGGTGGCTCCTTCCCACCATATCTTAGTGATATTGTGAGATACTTCTTTTCCTGAAATAATTGATGATTCTGGGTGGTCTAGTTCCCCAAGTGCGCGATTGTCTTGTACTAATTTATCATATTCCTCGGCTTGTGCTCTAAGGATATGTTCTGGGTAGATTCTACCGTTACGATTTTCAACACCGTATTTCTGTAATACTGCAACTACCTTTAATGGTTCAAGTATAGAAACACCACCACCACCTAACTTCTTAACCTCATTGATGAATGATTGGTTCCTCTCATCCGTAGGTGAGATATAACCAGCATCTTGCTCAATTAGGTAACCTGTGCCAGTTTCCCCAGCCCGTAATGTCTTAATTTCCAGCATACTTACTTTTTAGATAAATATGCGAAAGGAAAGTAAAGTTATTCTTTCTTGCGTTTATTGAATACCAGAACCTCTGTAAACCTACTATTAAGGTCTTCTACGACAACATCTACCATTGATTTGATATCTTCTATGGTATCTGGGAAATCCCTTGTTGTATACAGTGTTATGTTACAAGACATATAACTACGTTTCCCCAATTGAATTCCTGATTCTCTTAAATCCAAATCAGTTATATACTGGTGGTTATTGAACTCAGTATTAGGTAGGTTTCCGAATACGGCTGTGCGTATGGATTTCCTCATTAAACTAATCATTGCTTTGGTGTTATCTATTACTAATGGTTCCACCCATGATGATATGTCAATGTATACGGATGTATTGTCGGTATAATCTACTGTGCCGTAGGATATGGTGAATTGTTCGCTGTCGTTATCGACAATTTTCTTCCCTTTCTTCTTCATACGTACCAATATACGGAAAAGAATCCACTTAGTCAAATACTTTAGGTGATAGAGGCTAACTCACTCTTTCTCTTGGTAGTTATGACATAAACATACGCCTCTTCGGTGCAGTAAATTTCATGAACTTCGTTCTTGTTTATAAACATGGTGTCACCTTCATTACAGGTTTCGTTGGTTATTAGGTTTACAATTGAACCACTTCTAACATTAAGAACCTCATATTCATCAGTATTGATATGTGGTGCGGTTTGACAACCAACGTCATACCTCAATAGGAATCCCTCATATGTGTCAGGGGTCTTAATTCGTTTACATGTTACACCGTCACACAGATTATGTGATAATGAGTTCCAACCGTCATAAGTCGTCTCACTTATAAGGTCTCTACTGGTCAACTTAATTGGTTCGACCATGGTATTGTAATTTGGGTTGTTAAAACTTGGTGCCATGAGGTTAACTTAGTGTACTCTTAAGGTCAAGTAGTTTTCCGACCTCATTAATGTATGTATCACTATGGTATTGAAGTCTAAGTAATTTATCCTTAGTGGATAAAAGCTTTTCTTTAAGTTCGACTTCTGATTCTTTAAGGTTAGTGTCAACCAACTCCACACATTCTCGTACCAACCCTACGAAAACACCTTCACGAGTTTCTGGGTCTGAATTTACGATAGTCTTTAATACCATTTTCGTCTCAGTATCAAGATTCTCATACTTCCTATTAAACTTCTCAGCTAGAAGGGTAGCCACGAAACTATTAGGTAGTAATCTATCACTCACTGGCTTCTTATCCACATTAGTCTTAATGTGTTCAGTAACCACAGTTTTAGCTGTAACCCTATCATCAATATTACCAATGGAATTCTTCTCCACCATTAATGTGTGAATAGATTCATGTAATTGTGATAGTGGGTTATCTGGATATTCTACATTTATGGTAGATACCATTTCTGATAGTAAACCATTTGCTTCATCAATTTGCTTCTTCGTATAAGCCTCTACCAATTTGATATTCTCCTTGATGTATTCGGATATGAAAGTCTCTGATTGGGAGACCTTAGTTTCGATATTATTGTAAATGGTGAACTCCCTTTTCAATATCTCGTTCTCCTTAAGTAACGTTACAAAGTCCTTTAACAATTTCTTGTTAGCGGCTTTTTTTTCCGCTATACCGTCAGCGACAAATTCTTTTAAAATGTATTTAAGTTCTCCGAAATTTTTCTGCATGATAACCCTTTAAAATTAAATATGTGAAAAATGGGTAAAAACCCCATTTATGTTATTCGTCACTATCCGCTTCCTCAATTCTGTCGTTAATATCTTTCAACATATCATCAACATTTTGGTTTATACGCATACCTTTGTCAGTTAGACTAATCCTGTTTTCATTAACAGCATCGTCCATATCACTTTTGGTGATACTCTCCATTAACCTGTTCATGTGGATTTCCTTGTGACGCATCTTTCTCTTGGTTAACTTGTCTACCAATATCAGTTTTTCCTCAGATAAGATTCTTTGACCAATCTTAAGCATCTCACCTAATTCGCCAGCAGGTTCTGCTGCGGCATCATCACCACCAGCATCATCACCACCTAAGTCATCTCCACCAGCATCAGCATCATCACCAAATCCTTCTCCACCAGCATCATCTCCGAAGTCTCCACCTTCTTCGTCTCCACCTTCTTCGTCTCCAAAGTCTATATCGTCACCACCGATACCACCACCACCGAAGCCACCACCTCCACCACCAGTAGGACCTCCATCTTCACCACCTTCTTCAGCCGCACCACCACCTCTGGCGACTTCAATGTCACCGTATAGTTTATCAACCTTATCGAAGAAGCCTGTGTTCTTAATGACATTGGAAGTATTCTCCAATTCAGCAGCAGCCGCTTTCTCCATACGTTGTTCAAGAAGGTCTTGCTTAATCTCAGCATCACTCCATCCAAGTATATCTCTCTTGGCTTTTGTCATTGACATAATTCCAAACCCATTACCAGCATCGGCAACAGCAGCTTGTATAGCTGTAAACTTAGCCTGTAAGTGCTCTATCCTAAGCATCTCTGCTTGTGTAGATGGGTTATTCATTGTAATGGTGAAGCTGTTCAAGTCATCCTCAAAACCTAGTAACACCAAGTGTATTATGGCAATCTTATTAAGCTCTTGTAATAGTGCTTGTTGTATTCTATTAATTGTTCTAGCAAACCTTACATCCATCAATGCTAAGTTCTTACCCTCACCCTGAGACTCTTCAAATCCTAAGAAAGACTTAGGTACCCTCAATGCAGTAAATAACTTACGTTGTAGATACTCGATATCCGCAATCTGGTCTAGGTTACTAGCACCCTGAAGTGTGTCGATTGGGGTAGGAGCATTTTCATCTCTTACTGGGATGAAAAAGTCTTGGTCATTCGCCAATTGGTTGTATCTAAGGTCTACTTGCCCAGTGTTAGGGTCAATTACGTTAGCTCTCTTAAATCGATTGGCAATCTCGTTTACGTATGGTTGTACATCCTCATCATCTATGTTACCAACATAAATCTTGAACACTCTACGCTCTGGCGCTCGTGTAACACGATATACAAGCATTGCATCCTCAGATAACAATAGTTGTTTCCAAATCCTTCTAGACTTCTCTAACACGCTCGTACCATAAGGTAATCGCCTGTCATCACCAAGTAATCTGAAGTGGGCTACTTGCCATGACTCAAACTCTAAGTCTCGACCTCTCCAAAAGAAACGTACACGTTCTTCTTTGCTCTCACCTGACCTATCTTTACCATTTTCAGATGTACTATTCAATTTAGCTGTAATAGTGTCGTATACACCACCCTCACGCCTCTCCATTTCGAAGTTAGGCATTTGCTTGGCACCAGTGATACCATATTTGTCACTTGTATTAAGATATACGAAGTTATCACCATACTTGCAAGTGTTACGCACCCACATAGGTAATACGGTATGTATATCCAATCTATTGAAAAATAGGTCTTCCAGAATACCTCTAATACGTGGACTATCTGAATAGATATTAAGTACCCTACCTTTATCATTTACGGTGGTAGATTCCTCCATCATGATATCAAGGGTGGCTGCAAGTTCTGGGTAGAATTCCATGTTCTCAAAATCGGAGTAAGCCCCGATTCTGGTCATCTCATACTGTATGGCTTGTTGGAATAGGTTGTCCTCAACCTTACCCCACATGTTACTTAAATACTTACTTTGCTTCGCTTGTAGCTTTTGCTGCTCGTATTCTTGCTTATTGTCAGTCTTCAATAGGACATCGCTCCCTAGTGAATACTTATTACTCAGTTCTAAGTTGGGATTAATTCCATCAGGAGTTAAAATCCTATTCAACTTTTGAAATATTGTTAAATCTTTTTTCTTGTCAGCCATCTGCCTATTTTTCTATAATTATAATACCTTTACTTAAAAAATAAAGTCTTATTGGACATACCCACACTCAACGTATGGTTGGTTCTCCGCTTGCCCATTAACAATAACTCTATTATAGACATACCCAACCTTACAACCAGTTATGGGAGTAGGTTTAGTTTTACTCTTACCTTGGGGTCCTGTTCTGACAGACCACTTGTACAGCGTTCCGAAATTCTTTCTAGTAAACGTTTTTTCTTGTCCCATTATGTATCTTGTTTTATATTAAATATTACTTAGTGCCACTGAACAACCATAAATATTGACCCGAAGGGTCTTGCATATTTCTAGCTGTCGTAGCATCAAATTTAGGTTTAGGTTGAGCCTTCTTACGCCTGTTGGCTTTATCAACAAACCCACTACCACTTTCTAAGTGTGGTTCTATCGTATCACTACTATTGACTATCCAACTATTAAGCATTGTCTTTGTCTTTGTCTTCAATGACTTTAACTTACTGAAGGAGAACTCCAATATGAATAACGCCATACCCAATGCCATTATAAGGTCATCATGCTTACCCTCTTGGTGGTCAGCACGTCCGTTCTTGTATATGAATGTGTGGAATTCGCTAATCGTTCTGCTTGACCGAACCTTGATACCTTTATTGATACCTTCATCACAATTCAATCGTACCATCCTCTCAAGATTACTAACCAAAGCAACCCTGTCTGAACCTACCTGATAACCAGGAGTTTCAATCTTAGGTTTATACTTATTATCTTCCTTCCTAGGTTTCAATAGTTTATCACCTCTTCGCTCGTAATATAAGTGAGGGTATTTCATCTCCTTCAACTTCAAAGTTGTCGTGACACCCATACCACCTGTAATATCCACTACTAATAATGCGTTATATAATATACCATATTCCCATAGGATGTCGGCTAACTTATCTGGTGGTAGTTTACCTATGTATTCAACCACTTGCTCCATGGTTGTAACATCTATGATGGTGAATGTAGATGAGTCTTCCCCATCACCTCTGGATACGTCTGAAGCTAGAATATATTCGTGACCCTCAACGGGTTTCTCCCATATCCAAATCTCGTTACCTTTACCAGCTTTCCACTTAGGTTCACACACGTTGTGCAATTCGTGGTGATTAATGTATTTATCATCAATTACGTTACCACCTGAACCAAGGAATGATACATCAAGCTCTTGAGCTATCCTACGCTTATCGTTATTCATCGCTCTACACATTTCCTCATACCATGAAGATGTAGGTTTATAGCCAGCCCTTAGTTTTTTATCGTATGATTCGAAGGTGAATTCGTATTCTTCTAACCACTCTTTTTCAAGTTCTTCATCATCTAAGTATTTGTACCATCTGAGGTCTTTATTATATCGCAAATCCTCATACCAACGCATCTCAATTACATTGAAGTCGTTCTCACCTTTCTTAGCTTGGTCGTAAGTCTCGTAGTATAGTGGGTCTTGTCCTTTAGGTGTTGAAATAAGAGTTGCCTTTCCACCAGTACCAAGTGAGGTAAGGGCAGCAGCAAATAGTTCATCACCCCTTTCGATGAACGCAGCCTCATCCATGATAAGTAGTGTAGGCGTGTAACCACGCAAAGCATCCTCAGATGTCGCAACAGCCACGATTAAACAACCATTGACCAGTTCCATCTCTTCTTGATTCTCCGTTACGAAGATGTCTTTTTCTTCCTTCTCTTTTGTGCCGTAATATTCGTCACCCCACACCCATCTTGGAAGTTGATTAACAAAGTTCTTTATACCTTTAGTGAATTTCTTAGCTAACTTCAGTTTGTTAGCGACAACCACGATACACTCTGGATTCTTATCGTCAGCAAACCCGACAAGGGTGGCTGCATATGCTTGTGTTGTAGTGGATATACCAGCCTGTCTAGGCTTGGCTACTAGATTGAATCGATGCTTTCTATAGTCATCAACGATATCTCTTTGTTTGGGGAATAGGTCGAACGGTACAAACCCTTCTTGTGTCTTATCAAAAGTTTTGAAGTATGTTGAAATGACATACTTCGGGTCTAATAGACACTGCGTGTATTCTTCTAATATTTCGGCTGCTGTTAACATGTTTTATCATAGATAAATATGCTAACAAGCGTGAAATGTTATATTTAAGCGTATTAGATGCCTAAGAGGGCATCCAAATCGGGGTCTTTTTTCAAACGTTCCAATTCATCTATACTCCTATCGATATGTGAACCATAATCTTGCTCCTTTTCGATTGTTTCATCCAACAATGAGTCATCCACTTCCATCCTAGATTTAACTCCTTCGATGATTTCAGCTACCAGACGTTTACCTTCCTTGGTACCTGCTAGAATCTCCCTCATGCAGTCGTTGAACTCAGACGTAGGCTTCTTAATCAGGTTATAGAATACGTGTTGCTTTAAATTACTATCTCTAGGTTCAATTGCTTCCATAAACTTACCCCATAGTGCAGGACCCATTCTCATATCAGATGCTTCTGCCGTTAAGAAGTCAGCTTGACTTACAATATACTCATTCAGTGCATCATCTTCGGTGAAACCATGTTGTGCCACAACCTCCATAACACCCTTAACCAATTCATGTATCATTACTGGTAACGTTAGGGCTTCTACGGTAATCACAGGCACCTCATTCTCATCATAATCAACGTCAACCATACCACCAATACTGGAAGGTACATTAACGACCTTATTACTAACACCTTCAGGGATTACAAAATACATGTATTCAGCCGCAGACATCAATTTTTTATACTTGGCAGGTAACGTTGGGTCGAATTTCTGTATCTCTTCATTCTTAAGGTTGAACATGTGATTACATCTCATAGCCGCACCTTGAATCATACAGTTAATGAACCGTCTGTTCATAACCTCAGCTTCAGCATTGTCAATGTCTTCGTACTTCTCGAATTCCATTTGATATTCTTCGTCAGGACCACTGTTGGTTAACTTCTGTCCTAACTCTACCTTATCCACCAACTTAGCATCGAATATCATGGTATCCTCACTCAAATCAAAATCTTCTCTAATCATCTCCACAGCTAAATCCTCAAGAGCCTTTCTATGAGGCTTCTCAGCCTCGACAACACCCAATAATAGTTCAGGTACCTCAAGGAGAACTTGACCTGTATCAATCTCACTTACATCGTAAGCATCTTTATACTTGTTTACAACCTCTAGGAACCTATCTAATAGTAGTTTTTGGTCAAACCCTCTTACGCCACCTTTAGGTAGCGCAGGGTGGTCACCAATGGCTGTTTCCCTGTTCATAATGCGTTCTTCAATGGAACTATCCATTCGCTCCATCATTCCTGATGGGTAACCCATACCTTCGTGAAGGATGGTTTTCCTTAAAGATAACATTTGAGCTTTCTTACGTAATTTGTCTGTATTAGCCATTCTTAGTTCGTATTTCGGAAACTTTGATTATCTTTTTGTATGCTTTACCAATCTTCTTGTTCTGCTCAACCAACTTCTCCAACTTACCCTTGCTCATTCTACCAACAACCTCAACAACCCCTTTGCTTTCTTTCTCTTTAGCATCTGCTTCAGCAGCCTCATCACCAAGTTTTTTCTTCTCGAAATAATTATCAGCATTAACTTCAACATCCTGTGACTCGTCATTCTCGACTATCTCTTCTTCCTTTTCAGATTCGTTGGTCTTATCAGAATCACTTTTGTAATCAACCGTCACATTCAAACCTGAGTCTTGTCTTTTAAGTTTACTAACGTCTCTAACAACGTCATCAAAATTATCTTCATCTGCTGTTACCCCTATTGCACTCTCACCTTCATGAAGCGCTTTTTTTATTTTATCCTTGTAGCTCATTTTTATTATCGTATTTCCATTCTATAATTATATCTCTACTGTACAATAAGTCAGTAACCTTCTCTAATTCATCACCATAAAAGAATTTAAGCCTATCCTCTGGGTAGGTATCATATTCAGTTATATCTTCCCAAGCGAATGCTACCACACCATCCACAGCATCCCAAACAGCAAATGTGTCGCTATTCTGAATACAGATAAGGTTGAACTCATCAGTCTCAAATCTACCAACCTTGTTAATATATCCTTTCTCTGGTGGTTCAGGATTACCACTCGCAGGGTAAGCATCCCAACCTTCACCATCGACCCCTTCTATATTCTCAGAGAATATGAATTCGTAGATATATTTTCCATCCCATACCTCACCAACATTACGTATGAATATTAACTTCATATTGTCGCTTTTGGTTTAGTCTTAGTTTCCCTCACAGGTTTCCTATATGGTAGGTCGGTTTCCCTAACTCTCTTAGGTGCTTGTTCCTCTTTTCTCTTAGGTTTTACTTCTGGTTCTGCTATTTCTGGATTCATATCTTGCATCATTTGTTCGTAACCATCATTCAATTTACTCAACACCTCATCAATTTCCCCCACAAAACTCTCAGGGTTCTTATATCTTGCACCTACTTCACGCATTATGTACTCTTTAGTTAATTCTTCAGGTCTAACTCCACCACCAGATTGAATCTTACTCCATGGTGAACCACCATATGGGTTATTCTGCTTGGAGTAAATATCCAACGATACGCTTCCACTATCACCCCATACTGTAACACCTAAATAACCACGTTCACTTCTTACCTCTCTGGTAGGGTACTTAAGGTTCTCATTCAACTTACTTCTAAGTCTTTGCTCGAATATACTAATTTCTTCTGACACTTGCTCGGTTTTACCCCACTTATCATCTGAAACCCTCTCACCATTAACAATTTTACCACTTGGGAATCTCTTTTCAGGTTCCCCCACTTTGAAGTTCCCTTTTTTGTCTACACTAACGTGGTAGTTACTTTTTGTACCAGCATTAGCTTGTCTGTCATGATATGTCTGCATCGCATCATATTCCCTATCTTCTGGTGGTCCTCCACCTAATTCCATTATAGCAACTTCACCCAACTCAGGCTCATCACCAAACTCTTCACCTTCTGGTTCAGGTAACTCTGCACCAACAGCATCAGCATCCACTTCAGCGTCTTCAGCGTCTGGTTCAGCGATATCATTCTCAAGCCCACTAGACTTAATCTTATCGATAATATCCTTTTGGTCTTCCTCGTCCATCTCTGCGGTATTAGATGCAGATACAACGGAGTTAATTGCGAACTTCTCCAACTCTAGGTCGGGTTGTCCCATTTCCTTTTCATACTTTCTTAGGGATTGACCCAGCTTTCCAGACAATTGTTGGATATACTTCTTTGGGTCTGACGCTTCGTCAGCTTCAACGTCAGCATCGAATGGTTCTTCATCATATGGTTTATCGTCACCACCCATTTCAGGCTCGTCACCGAAACCACCATCGTCACCACCGAAACCACCATCGTCACCACCGAAACCACCATCATCAGCGCCTAATTCAGGTGCTGGTGCAGGGTTAGGGTTATCAAGTTTTAACTTGTATTTAGTTTCCTTTAACTTTTTTTTTTACCAGTAACTTTTTCCAGAATGGAAATTACTTCGTCTTTACTCAATCCTTTAAGGATATCTTCAGCCGCTTGCATTTCGGTAATCTTCTTCTCACCAGTTGCGTTATCAATTGCGTCATCCAATACCTCAACACCACGACTAATACTTAGTGTGTCGTTCATGTTAAGGATTATATCGTCACCTTGGAAGAATGATGCGGCACCTAATTGAGATTCCTCAACAACGTCACCTTCTTCTTCACCAGCAATCATTGCGTCAATCTTAAGTTCGTTTTCAGACATATCCACCATATCCGAAGCTTTCACGTCAGTCTTATCATTCTTAACTTGCTTCTTACCATTGGTACCAACAGTGTTAGAACCACTATTTTCTTTATCAATAGGTGTACCTTCACTATCCAATTCCTCACCTTTCTTATCTTGTACGAATTCTTGCGCATTAACCTTAGCTTCAGACTTTTCCTCTGCCAATAGATGGTCATTACGGAATACGTTGATGCCACTCTTAACACCTAACGATTCGTTCAATGACTGGAACTTTTGGTTAAGATGCTTGATAGCTTTAGCGTATGATGGGTAAGCGTGAGACTTCTTGTTCTGTAAACCTCCCATATACTCAAAACTATTTCTAGTAAGAGTGTCAGAAGCTTCAGCAGTCTTAATGTACCATTCGTGGTTCTCACGTACAATACCGTAGACTTTTCCATCAGGACCTGTCTTCGTTAATTCAATTACGGAACGGTCAACGTTCTCTTTGATTAATGTTTGACCCATCAATTCAATGATTCTTTCATTGATTTCACGACCTTTCGGTTGGTTTGGATTGATTATGTTGCTCTTCTTTGTCATCGTTTTAGTTTATTGCGTTGTAAATGAACCTCCAATTATTGGGCTACCATCGAATACGTTCTTTTTATCTCCTAATAGGTAAACATTACCTGTAACAGTAAGGTTATTTATCGTTCTAACAATCATAGATACATCACTTCCTTCACCTAAATTCATCAGAGTACCATTTATTGTTGCTGTACCCCCACCTGCACCAGCGTATACGTTGTAATACGTAAACGCAGTAAGTCTAGCGGCATCTACCGTACTAGCCGAATGAATGATTGATGGTGTATTTCCGTGTAATCCCATTAATTAATAGTCTTTTCTCCCTTATAAATATAGACTATAACTCAAAAAAGCTGAAAATTAGCTTAATGAAGTAAGGTTACATGGTCAACCCCTAAAGTTAACCTTATTTTGACTAATTCATCATCATCATAATTTAACTCACCAAAATCAACTGCCTTAATGAATGCCCAAACTTCCCAAGTCTCACTAGGCTTACCTGTAGGGTCAAGTTTCTTGTAGATGTAAGGTAGATGTCTTGGGGTAGTACAGTTGAATTCATCTGCCATGAACTTCATCACTTTCTGGGCGCTTGAAGGGGTGATGGGGTCATAAATATCAATCACCAAATCCGAATAAACCACCGCTTCTGGTGCAAGTGGGTCACTGATACCATCTAGTAACCCCTTTTCGGGTAGTTGTAATTCTAGTGGTGATGAACTGAATGTCACCCACTCATCCAAACCCAATGCTTCTGGGTAAGTAATTATAAACCTGTTCTTTCTTGCGAACTCACCTTTTAGGTGCGGTGTCATATAATCTTTTTCCATAATAAAACTCTTTCCTATAAATATAGGTTAGAAGCATTATTTGTAAAGACATATTAGTTTGGATTATCTTGCCACATCATCACCATAGTACCTTCTGGTGCATCCTCATCAAACCCTTGGATATGGATTTGTCCAGCAGCCCTGAACACTATAAGTTTTTCATAACCTTCGAATTCTTCTGGTAGGGTATCTATCATATCATTCTTGATATCCACTATCACACCTTCTTCTTCACGTAATATGTGCCCTAGGGCGCTAGCGAATATTAGTGCTGAGTTAAGCCAATCATTGGCGTTATCTTCGTAATCTGGGTCGTTTGGTCTTGTATAGTTCATATGTTAATTACTTAATGGTGCTTTAATCGTCTCGTGAGACACGTAATCTTCCAATTGGAAGTCTTCCAACTCAATACCTTTGATTATTTCATCCCAGTTAGTACCAAGCACATTCTCTGGGTTCCAGAATTCTGTACTGATTCTAAGGTTAGGTAAGTCGAAAGGTTCATTACCAATCTGTTCTTTGGCTTGTTCTAAGTGATTGTTGTATAGGTGGGTATCTCCTAGAACACCTGTAAGCGTTTCTGGTACCATATTGACCAGTTCACCAAATATCATCAACAAAGCTCCGTAAGACGCAATGTTAAACGGTAAACCAAGGAAGGTATCAACACTTCGTTGTTGCCATGTTAACGATATTGCTCGTCTAGGTACACCTTCCTCATCCATCTTCTCATGTACATCTTCCTCACGGTGATTTGGATGCAATTCACATCGTTCTTGGTGGGTCATATTATTCATTTTGTAAGCAAAGTGTTCCTCTCGTTCAAATGAACTCAACTCTCTTGTCCACAATTGGAACCCGAAGTGGCATGGAGGTAATGTCATATGTGATACTTCTCCCACGTTCCACGCATTAACCATGATTCTCCTACTATCAGGATTATTGGTTAAGTCGTTAAGCGCATTTGCTATTTGGTCAATCCCACCATTCTTGATATTCCAAGCGGGTGGCTCCCAATTTCTCCATTGCTTTCCGTAGATAGGACCTAGGTCTCCCCATTCTTCAGCAAACTCGTCATCGGTTTTAATACGTTCAATGAAACCTTCTTTTGTGTGTTGTTTATACACCTTCTTTAACTCACCAGTCCCCAAATCCATTCCGTCTAATTCCTCAAGAGCACCATTATCCGAACTAAACATTGTTTTAGATAGGTAACTCTTATAAGCATCACCAACCCATATATTACAATCATTCTGACATAACCATTGGATATTGGTATCACCACGTAGGAGCCATAATAGCTCAGTGAAGATACCCTTATGGTACATCTTCTTGGTGGTCAGCAGAGGGAAACCCTCAGCCATGTTATGTGTAATCATTCGTGGGAATACTGACTTGGTACCAGTACCAGTTCTATCCCCTTTGTCGTGCCCATTATCCAAGATGTCTTGGAGTAAGGCTTGATATTGTTTATCTAGGTTGTTCATTAGGTATCTTTCTTTTTTGTTGACCCATCGTAATTGTATAGGCTGTCGTATAATCTTTCTAATTCAGCATATTTCATACCCACCACCAAACTCCTATCGTTTGGTTCATCTCGATACAAATCATAGTAGGTTACCGTATCGTCCCACGCTGTTAATGCAAACCATATGGCATGCAACCTACGGTCTACGTAGAACTCAGGCGGGTCAACCGTGTAAACACGAGGACTAACGAATACTCGCTCCTTACCATTCTCTCCTTCCTCAGTACTTAATTTAGTCATTTTATTTTGTTTGTTTAATAATTATGACTCATGATAGTTTGCGTGAACTTGAGTTAGGTCACCAACAGTGAATACACGCACCCATGGGTTATCCATGCTGGTATCTATGAATTCAGTAATTGGTCCTTCATCATTACGTATACTAGCCGCATTATACTTAGCCAAAGCCATATCAATCGCTAATACTGGGTCACCTTCACCTCGATACGTTGCGATACCAAATCTAAGGGTATCATGAGGATTACCATCTAAACTAACCAAAACCTTATCAGCTTCTTCAGCTTCTTTAGCTTCTTCAGCTTCTCGTTTAACTTTCATATCAGCTACCATCTTTCGACTAGCCTCACGCATTTCCATTTCTGCTCTACCGTTTAATTCTTCCATTTTCTATTGGTTTTTACTTATTATTTCGTTTCTGTTCCAATTGCATAACTTCAGCGTACTTATCCAACATCTCAGTCCGTTTAAGTTCAGCGTACTTATCCAATATCTTCTCAATTCGCAGTATTCCTCTTCTCCAACTAAGGTTCTTTTGGCTGTTAACGTATACGGAATGGTGGTATATCAACTCAGCGAATGACCTTGTGGTCGGCACTAATGTTAATTTTTCCTCATATCCAAATTCCTTACAGTATTCTTCAAAGGTCTTTTCCCACTCTCTATCTTTTCTTTTCGTCATATCCTAAATATTTTCTTGGTACCATTAGTTTTTTCCTAGCCCATTGGTGCATTTCCTCTGGTGTATCCCAGAATATATACATTTCTCTAAAGGTTGGAACCTTACTTAAATCTATTAGTTCAACCTTTTTACTCGACTTCATTCCAAGTAATGTTAGCTGTAACGGGGTAGTACCTATCTTGTATTTCCTTGAGCGCACCGTTGCAGTCAGCTTCTCTCTGACCATCAGTTAGATGTGAATTGTCTGGTATACCAAAATAGAAATCTTGGTCATTAGCCAATTGGTTGAATCTAAGGTCTATTTGCCCCGTTTCTAGGTTTAGGGTTGGTGGTATGTATGGGAATCTGGGAACATCACAATGAACCCTACCGTGTATCACATATCGGTCAGGATTCTCCAACCATTTGTAAATGTGATACCGCATGACTAAAATCTTACAACCCTCTCTGGTGTACATATGCCAATCGTATATCCTCTTAAGGAACACCGCTATCTTAGCCCCCAGTAAGGTCTTAAACTGTTTATCAAAGTAATTTTCTATCATTCTGTTGTTGGGTTAATCGTTATTGGGTTATTCGCCCAGAACTTCTTACCTTCATCACTAGCATTGAAGAACATGAAGAACTCTCCATACTTCTTCTTAATAGTCATCATTTGGTCAATATTATTCTCATCATCTTCACCTCTAAGGTTTACATGAATACTATTGAACGGATGAATCGCCCCCTCAAAATCTCTGTGAGAATATGTGAATACCGCTACTGGTAATTCACATTCACTCTTAATTTGGTTGTATATTTTCTCCATTTCTGTTGTTGGTGTTTTAATTCTAGCGTACTTCCAAGGTGTGAAGTTATCAGCATCGTACCCATCAGTTACGTGTTCAAACTCCACTACCAAAGTGTCGTCAAGTGGGATGGTCTCTGGGAATACCCAATCTGGTTGTTGCTCTGGATGTAAAGGTGTTTCGTTCCAATGTCTCCCCTGAGCAAAAGAGTGTAGGTCAGACCATTTAACTGTCCAACCACTCTCTCGTTTATTTAAGTAACCTTCATTGAACATTAGTCCATATTCCAATCTTGAAACTCCCAACGTGGTTCCACCACCACCTTTTTAGTTTCAGTAAACGAATCATCGCTCATATCAGTCCCATAACTACCACTTCTAGTATGAATCTGAAAATATTTACCATCACTCTTACGCTTAATAACGGTGAAGTTGATGTAACTATTCTTATGTCCAATGACTTCTTTATCATCAACAAATTCGTAAGGGAAATCCTCACCGAACTCTTCATCAAAATCTATTTCACATAAATCCATCACGAATCTTAACCGCCAACGACTATCAAAGCGTTCGTCTAGTGTCGGAGTATCCTCACCCCAATTCTTTATTGCGAGTTTAATAAACTCGTCTAACTCTATTTTCTCGTTGCTCATTTGGTTTCTTCTTCGTATCCAACAGCATCTAATGTTTGCTGCGCTATTTTTCTAACCGTAAGTACAAACTTAAGGTCATATTTACCCTCAAACTTCTCTAAACCAAGAGCTAATCTATCAGCACACTCAGTGAATAATGAAGTCTCACCAGCAGTCTTAGCTTTATCTACAGCCGCAATAACTACGGCAGCATCAACACCTTCCAGCTTTTCAACTTCATAGTTGGGTTTAATGTTGGCATTTAATACCTTACCTTGACTGTCAGCAGTCTCAAATCTCATGTAATCGGTTGCTCTCACATCCTTATAGGCGTATCTGGTACCGTTCTTGAAGATAACCTGCAACACATTTGACATTGGACAGTAAGTTGATGCTAAAACGTTACTTGATTCGTAAAGCGCTTTAGTTTTTCCGTTAATTTCTTTCTTTTCTAATAGCATATTTTTGTATGTTTTTACTTGTTTTAAGATGTAACCGACCTAATCGTTAGTCAGTTTAACTCAAATATACGATATTTATTTAAGAATAACAAGTTGATTTTTCATTTATTATGAAGTATATTTGTTTCAGCTAGAAAAATAGGAACTATGGATAGAGAGGTTGAACCTAAATTAAAGGCAATCCTTACGGATGCTAAAAGAGGTGTTAAGGAACACAATGGGTATGATGTGCAATTAGGTCACATCATACTTAGTACATTATTGGATGGAGATAATAGAGCAATAAGTGTATTAGACCACATGAAGGTCGATACCAGCAAACTTTATGATACTCTATACGAGATAGTATACACAAATGACCTTACACCAAGACCCTATGAGACCAAATCGATAGGGTATTCCAATGCGGTACAAAGCGTATTTAAAAAATTAGAAGCAGAGTCAGTGAACCTAGGTGAAACCACCATAGATACGGCTCACCTATTCCTAGCAATATTGAAACGAACAGATGATATCACCAAAACAATGAATAAGTTTGGTGTTAATTACAATGAATATAAAGAAGCTATTATAATAATGAGCAGATATGATGAGAGTGAAGAAGATTATGAAGACACTGGCAGCAGAAGACCAAAGCGCCCTAAGAGAACAGGGACACTAACTAAAGGGCAAAATCATACACCAGAATTAGATAAATATTGTAGAGACATATCTGAAGCGGTTAAGAAGGGTGAAGTAGACCCTGTGGTGGGTAGAGAAAAGGAAATCAAACGGGTATCCATGATTCTATCCAGACGTAAAAAAAATAACCCAGTTCTTATTGGGGAACCAGGAGTTGGTAAGACATCTATCATTGAAGGGTTAGCCTTATTAATTCAAAAGAATAAAGCCCCAAGGGTAATAAAAGATAAGAAGATATATTCTCTTAACCTTGCATCTCTAGTAGCTGGAACTAAATATAGAGGTCAATTCGAAGAACGTATTAAGACTATAATGGATGAATTGAAGTTATCACCTAATGTCATCCTGTTTATTGACGAGTTACACACAATGGTGGGTGCTGGTAATGCAACAGGAGCGTTGGATGCATCTAATATCTTCAAACCTGCATTAGCTAACGGTGAACTACAGATTATTGGTGCCACCACACTTGACGAATTCAGAGAGAATATCGAAAAAGATGGGGCATTAACACGTAGATTCCAACAAGTACTGGTTGAAGAACCAACCTTGGAAGAAACAACCACGATTCTAAGCAACATTAAAGGTAAATACGAAGAACATCACAAGGTTCTTTATACGGACGAAGCCATTGAAGAATGTGTTAAGATGTCTGACAGATATATAAGTGACCGAGCGATGCCTGATAAGGCTATTGACGTTATGGATGAGGCTGGTGCAGCCACAAACCTAACCCAAGTTAAACCAGAACGCATTAAAGGTCTGGAAGAAGCTAGAAACAAAGTAGACCGTGAAAAGGAAATAGTGGTTAATCAATCACGTTATGAGGAAGCGGCAAAGCTGAGAGATGAAGGTGTTAAGATTGAGAAGGAACTAGCCAAAGCAAGCGAAGAATGGGAGAAATCTCTGGATGAGAAGCGAACCAAAGTCGGTGTGGAAGAAATATGTGAGGTTGTAGCCAATATGACTGGTATTCCTGTAAGTAAAGTATCAAGCCAAGAGAACAAACGATTGGTGGGTATGCACAAAGTGCTTAAGAAAGCAATTATTGGGCAAGATGATGCCATCGATAAGGTGACCAAAGCAATCAAACGTAACAGACTTGGAATCAAGGACGAGAGCAAACCAATCGGTTCCTTCATATTCTTGGGTCCTACTGGTGTTGGTAAAACTGAACTGGCAAAGCAACTCGCAATACAAATGTTTGGTGACTCAGATGCCATGATTAGAATGGATATGAGTGAGTACATGGAGAAGTATACAGTATCACGATTAGTAGGTGCCCCTCCAGGTTATGTAGGGTACGAACAAGGTGGTCAATTGACCGAGAAAGTCCGTAGAAAGCCTTACTCTGTTATCTTATTCGATGAGATTGAGAAAGCGCACCCTGACGTATTCAACATCCTACTACAATTACTGGATGAAGGTCAGTTGACTGATGGTCTGGGTAGAAAAGTAGACTTCAAGAACTGTCTTATCGTACTAACATCCAACGTGGGTGTGAAGCAATTGAGCGCATTTGGTGACGGATTAGGATTTAAGACCACACATACCTTGGCGAACAAGGATGCAAAGCATAGAGGTATCATTGAGAAAGCACTTAAGAAGAAGTTTGCTCCTGAATTCCTTAACCGTATTGACGATTGCATCATCTTCAACCAATTGAAGGTAGCTGATATACATAAGATTATCCATATCGAACTGGCGGCATTGAAAGCTAGATTGATTGACAAAGGATATGATATCAAATTAGATAAAGGTGCTATTGAGTTCCTAGCTGATGAAGGTTACCATGATGAATATGGTGCCAGACCGTTGGCTAGAGCGATACAAGTCCATGTTGGTGACCTAATTGCTGATGAGATTCTATTGAAGAACGTCAAAGAAGGTGATACGGTGAACATTTCCTTCGATAAGAAAGAAGGTAAGGTTTACGTTAAAAAATAAGCTTAGTAAACTGTGATTTGAAGGGGTTGAGTTTTTACTCAACCCTTTTATATTTATAGATATGATAGAGGACATATTAAACTCTAAGTACGATGAGGTTTTGGATGAGTTATTCATTTCAGAAAAGGGTGACCACCTGAGATTACACTCAATAATCCTAAAAGATGGTGTAAAGGAAGAGGGTTATGGTACTAAGATAATGGATGATATCATAGATTATGCGGATAAAAATAATATGATAGTGACGTTAACAGCGTCAAGCTCATATGGTAGCTCGAAAGGTAGGTTAATCTCTTTCTATAAACGTTTCGGATTCGTACCGAACAAGGGTAGAAATAAAGATTATCGATTTCAAGATACATTAATTAGAGAACCAAAGACGATGAACGAAGATAAAATCAAAGGCGGTAAAGCTGACAACCTATCAACTGGCGACATAGCCAAGCATCACGATATTGATGTGGATAAAATAAAAGACGAGCTTAAAGCTGGTGCCGAAGATGAAAAGGAACACACTGATGATGATGCTAAAGCTAAAGAAATAGCCAAAGACCATCTAATAGATGAACCTGACTACTACAGTAAGATGGATGCTGCTGGAATTGATGAGGAAGCGTTCCCAATGATACGTAGAAGTATACATGAGGCTGCGACTAAGATATCTATAGCCGATGAAAACCCTAAAACCACTATCTATATCATCTATGATGGTGATAGACCGTTAGGTGGCATAGAAATCAGTAATGTATCTGGTTCACCATCCGATGATGAAGCCACTATCTTGAATATTGGTGGTGCTGAGGAAGAAAAACCTTTGAAGATTATCCGTGACGCTATACCAATGTTATTCCGACAAGTACCTACAATGAATAAGTTATACGTACCTACCAATGAGAACAATAGAATGTTCTGGGAACGTGCTGGTGCGAATAGGGTTAATGACGGACTACACGCATTCGAAAGAGGTCATTAACAATCAGCTAACATCTCGTTTATGTCACCCAAAGTATCTTTGAGGTGAACGATATATGAATGTTCCTCTGGCGCTCTACGCTTAGTAAACCTCTCCATACCTCTCTGACCTGCGTTATACACAACAAGACCCTTCAACATACCGTTGGCTCGAAGATTATCTCTGGTCATCAATCCCCACAATATTATATTATTGGTCGGATTACTTAACCATTCGATGATTTCCTTCCTATGACCACCCTTTTCGTGAACGAAATCGAAGTTAGTTGCGCCAAGGTCATATAACTCAGTTTCATCTAAAACATGTTTTTTAAGGTACCCTATAGCCGTAACTGGCATTATCTGAGTAATACCCACCTCACCTGAAGTACCTCTGATGACCTTACCAGCTTTTTTATGTTCTGACTGGTAATACTGTCTGGCACCACTCTCAAGGCAAACCTGCCCAATTAACCAATCCAATACCGTAGTGTCATTACCCAATTCGAAATGGTTAACGACATCTAGGAACGTAGTGGTAATATTGGTATCCACTTCTGGATTATAATGGCTGAATATCCTCATAACATGATTGAAGTTATGTGGGATTGGGTTCATAACTGCTAATACGCTGTCATGGCAACTAACCGTTTCGGATAGTTGTGATATGTTATAGCGATTGGAAATCGTCTGTGCTAGAATGATTGCCATTACTACTACTAGTGTCGCTGCTATAGCTATTATTTTCTTGTCCATCTTGTAAATATAAAGGTTTTTTCTGTAAAAAGCAAATGTTAAGAACGCTTAGGGTATGACTTAATCATATGAGCCACTTGTTTCTTTAAGAATTTTTTATTTGATTTACTCCCACGATAGTAGAAGTATCTGTGCTTATTGTATTGTGGTACGAATTCGGCATCAGGGTATGCTGCTAGTATATCTTCTTTCTTTTGACTACCAACCTTAGCTCTCATAGACCTAGAGCCGTATATTTTTCCATTTGGGAATTTATCACAAGCTATTCTAACGCCAAACCTATTCTTAGGTTTCACATTCTTGATATTTGGGTTAGATTCTCTCATGCTACCAGTGTAAACAAAGTTACACGCTTGATAAATAGTACCAACTTCCCCTGCCGCTTGGTCAATCGTTGCCGTTATAACATCATATTCTGGTGGTAATTGCTTTATACTCTCCATAATTAGCTTACTACCAGAGTGTTCGTGTGCCCAATTAACGCAGACACCCCTAGCCAATAATAACATCCTACCAGTATAATGGTACTTATCCCAATGCCCAAGGTTTTCACTATACTCTTTACCGAATACCGTCACACCAGCACAGACATCATCATAGAAGATACCGAAGTAATACATACAAATTGCTGGCATACAACCTAACCATTCATACTTCTCCACGATTTCCTTCGCTAAACTACGTTCGATGGGTTTAACCACCGCATTTGATATGTCTCTGTTGATTCCATGCCAGATAGGTTCATCTGGTGAATTTCGTTCTTCCTCGTCCTTACGTTCACGAATAACCCGTTGGTATGCTTTACCAACAGGGAGTATAATTCTCTCGTCTGTCATTGTTGTTTGTTGTTGTTACAAATATACACCTTATTTATTCATAAAACAACCTGGTAGGGGTAAAGCACGAAAAGCCAAGGCATATACCTCGGCTTTACGTTTTTGTTGTACTTTTAATTACTTTGCTACTTCAGTAGTCTCGTTGAGCTTACCTAGTTTTGCTTGTAGTGTTTTGATTTCGTTTTCAATCAAAGCTGCATCTGAAGCTTTCTTAGCTTCTGCTAATCTTTTGTTTACTTCTTCAGTAGCCAATTTATCAATGATATCTACTATCTTAGCTTCGCTAAGTCTTACTACTTTTGTTTTCTTATCTGACATGTCTGGAAAATTTTTTAAGCTTAAATTTATTTTTCTACAGATAAATATAGAACAGGATAGCGAAAGTGTTAATTTTAATCACATTCTATTGAAAAAATTTCCAGTAGGTCTCTAACCTTTAGATTCTTAATCTTACCGAAGATGACTACGGCATCATATTTTCCATAACATTCAATGCTCTTGATGGTCTCACCATCCTTGGTTACTAATCTATAAGTTTTCAGCATAAGTGTATGGTTTTGGTGTATTCATAATTATGGTCACGTTAGGTAAATACTCTTTAATTTCCTCAGCTAAGTAAAGGCTACTGATGCTGACCCAAATCAAACTTCCACCGTTGGATGTATCCAACTCTCGAATGGTATAAGGTAACTCAAATAGTGGGTTATTACCCAATGTTAAATATTTTAGCTTCTTCAACTGCCCTATACTGTCAGGAAGTTTTGATATGTTGTTTCTATTCAAACTCAATAACTCCAACCTATCTAAATAACCAAGATTTTCATCAATCTCGTCAATCTGACACCCTGTTAAAGCTAGTCTGGTTAATCGTCCATATCTGGAAATACTTTTAGGTACCCTCTTTATTGCTTTATCTTTAACCCTCATATTATCCAACTTCTCATCCAATAAATCGAATAGTAAATAACCCATTTCGAACTTGTATATCCAACTCATATACTTGTTGTTCATAGCATTTCCACCCATATCCAATAAACTTCTCAATTCACTCATGATATAGTTCTTGAGAGATTCACTTTCGTTGAATATGTTCAGGGTACCAACACTTCTGTCTGATTTATCCATGAATTGACCACTCTCGAAGTGAATCTGGTACAATTCTTCACCAGTACCCTCAAATAGGTCTGTGGGTATGATTACAAATAACTTGGATTTCTTACCATCAGGTCTTAACTCATTAACATATTGTTTATAATTGGTTTGACTTGGAACCGCAGTACACCATTTGGTGAACTTGTGAAATATGGTGGCAGCTTCTTTGGTTTTAGGTATGAATACTGTGAAATGGCGGTCTTTGAAACTTATCTCAGCTTCCCTCATATCAACAGAACGTTGCATGGCTCGTTTAAGCCCAGAGACATCCTTCTCAATGTAAGGGTCTACAGCATCAAATAGTTCTGATAGATTATTATACTGGTTGATATTACTGTAATCCTGTATATGTTTAAGGTTGAAATTGGCTTTGCAGTACCTATCGAAGGTCTGTTTACGCTTATTAGCCTCAAATACCTCAAGATATTCCTTGGCTATGGGTAAATCCTCACAAGCAAAACGTATGGCATCCTTATCGGAACCATATTTAAGCATATTGGTGAACACCTTTAGCATCCACTGTACAAACATCTTGTTATTCGTGGGGTCAGCCGCTATCATGCGACCAAGAATGGTTACCTCAACGGAAACCTTTTTGACTAACTTGGTGGAACGTTCGTTACGATACTTCTCCGAATGGAAAGCAATCACCTCATCAGTCAAAGGGTCTTGTACCTGTACGATACTACTGAAGCCAGCCTCACCATACTCATCCAACACCTCACCTTCATCATCGATATCGAAGACGTTGAACTGTTCAATAAGGTAGTTGATGCGATTATCGGTGGTGTTCTTACCCATTAATCAAAGATACAGATTTTTTCCGACTAAAACAAGTTACGTACCGAATTTAGAATAAAAATCCTCATCTGCATATTGCTCAATCATATGATATAGGGTCATAAATATGGTTGGTGGTTCATTGATATAAGATAAGATATCTAGTATCACATCGTTAGGGTTTTCTAGCTCAGTAAGTCTATACTTAAGCTCTTCGAATTCAGTCAGGTAACCAAATTTTACTAACTCATCGGCTATCATGTTGTAGATTTCCCATCGTTCAATTTTACTTTCATCAATGAGTGTGTTTACTTCACGTTGTAGGAAACGTTTGTAGGCAGTGTTTAGGTACCTATTGTCGCTGTAACCGTGGTCTATTATAAAATCGTTTAGGCTCATGGCACATTGTTTTTAATAGAATTGTTATTCTTCTATAAATAGCAATGAGCTACACCTAACGACCATTAAAAGTTCATTATTTTGTAGTACAATCGTTCTAGTTCTGGACTATTTTTCTTAATATCAATCAGAACATCCAGACATACTTTATTGGGGTTCTCGGAATTCGTTAATCGATACTGAAGTTCTTTAACCCTTAGACCATCCTTTACGTTGTGTTTTAGCTCTAGAATTACCTGATTATAGGTGAGCCAAGCTTCAGCCCTTTTCTTGTTTCTGGTCGATATCGACTCTAAAATCTTCTTTTCGAAAGTTTCTTCTAGATAAGTATCCACACTGCCGTTAGCTTCCCGTAGTATATCTCTTATCTTGTCTTTCATCTCACTTTTTCATCGACATGTTTTTAGTTAACGCACCATTAACTATCTTCTTATCAGCCCAATCCCGTATGAGTTGCTTGAGGAAGTCACCACCAACATCATCATACTTATTACTTAAATATTTGAATAAGTCCTTACCATTAGTAAGCGTACCATCAGCTTTTATTGCGAATCCAGCACTTTCGAAGTATTCACCACCTCTACGCTCGGTAACCACCTGTGGTTCATAGTTCATATCTAAATCGTCCTTGATTTTATTAACGGTCTTGGAATATATACCATTATTCTCATTAAGTCGATTAACCAGCCTATCCAACTGAGTTTCATTTATGACGATTTTCTTACTCATTCATCTATAAATATAACGCAGCCTTAAGCAATTTCATTTAATTTCATTTGAATTGCGCCTTGACCCATTACACCAGTAGATTCATGAACGATTTCTCCATTCTTCATGAATACCAATTTAGGGATGCCACGCACTCCGAACTTGGCTGCTGACCTAGATTCTGTGGTCACATCAACCTTACCCACCTTAACGGAAGGGTTGGCGGTTTCAATCATCTCAATTATTGGTGTCATCATTCGACAAGGACCACACCATTCTGCCCAAAAATCTAATAATACTATACCATCCTTGATGGTTTCATCTATATTTGCATCTGTTACTATCATAAGTTACCTTTTAATTTGTTGTAATACCCGTTAGGGAAGAAATAATCATTAATTGTCTTCTGTATTGTATAAATATCACGGTAATAGTAATCGGCAAAAAAATCTGATATCATCTCTGCCGCCATTGCCTCATCCAATCCGAACTCACCCTCAAGCTCCATCATCAACCAAGTGATAAGTACCTCTTCTCGCCTCTCCGTTACGTAAAAGTCTTTAGTGGTAGGATTTACCACATAACGCCTAATAGTGCCGCAGAATGCCTCAAAAGCCCCTTTAGTGCCACTTCTCACCAATATCGTGGATGGGGTTTCTTGCCTAGTGCTTTGAAGACTAGCGGCAACCGTAACACCATGGTAATGGTCATAATACATCACCACCATCTCACTCATGATGGACATGAAGTGAAAATGTATATTTTCATCAAACCTCATCGATATTTATTTGTATGGATTCACAGTTAATTCTATACATAAGAGAGTTTTTATACAAGTCATTCAATATTGATAAGGTCAAAGACCGTAAGAATAAAAAATTCACCAGAGGTGTCATAATAGATGTCAATAAAGTGATATACCTATCTGAGAATGGTCGTGACCGAATCAAAAGGAACGTATTCGAAAGTTTAAAGGACATATTCAATGTTGATGATGAAATAATCAAAAAAGCGATGGGTGGGTACTTGACACCTAGCAAACCTAAGAAACGCACTACCAAGAGGCGACCTTCTCAAACTCCAAGATTGACCAATAAGTAACATTCCAACCATCAATTGAACCAATGGTTTCCTGTACCCTAATCTTCATATATTCATTAGTTGTTTGTAAAATAGTAAGGGGTCTTGCACTTCCACCAATCTGCTGGTTACCAACAGGATACTCGAAGACCGTAAACTGGTACTCAGTGAACTGATTGAGTGCATATGGATGTGTGGCGTCATGATTAAGCCAGAATTCATCTATAACCGTATTTTGTGGGTAAAATGTCCACTCAGTTGAATCCTTCACCAAGACCTCAATTGCGAAATCACTACCATCAACATTCAAACTACTGGTGGAACCATTAGCGAAATGGTCTGTGACCTCTACTTCGTGAGTGTAATGTCGCTCAACATAGAAATTACCACGAACCAATAACCAAGTTCCCGAAATCTCAAACCTTTGACTATTAGTGTCATCAACACCAATCCAATTACAGGAAGATAAGGAAAATATGACTAAAAATGCTAGTATAAACTTTCTCATATAGACAAAGATAGCGAATTTAATCGAGAATTGCAAACTTTAACCTATCTCTTTTGGGGTATCCTTTGGAAATGAAGTGGCTGGATTTATTTTAGCGGCACTTATTAATGACTGAACCACATCAGCCACTTTCTCTCTCTTTTCATTTATCACCCACATCTTATCGTCAAGGTAACTGTCCAAATCGGACATAGCATCATAACCCTTAGCAGCTTCAACTTGTTTTAATATGACCTCAATCTCATCCCCAATAACATAATATTCCTTTTCATATTTATCTAATATTTCGTAGTACCGCTTCAATTCTTTAACTTCTTTAGGTAAATCAGCTACACTGATAAAACTCACCTTATCCCATATACTCTTAATCTTTCGGTTGAGTTCACTCATCTTCCACTCTATAGGTTCTAATGCGTTAGAACTCTCGGCTAGTAATCGTAACCAGCTAACTTGACCCTCGGTCATTATAACTCTCTTCTTCATAGTTGTATCTATATTTATAATTATGAGCGTAAATCGAATTAAACATAATTTGAGAGGAAAATTGAATGAAGAAGCATCTGACTCTAGAATCAATTCCATAAAGACCTTTGTTAAATGGTGCCAAGAGTACTTAAAGTTATCTAAGGTACCTAAAATACAACTAACCAACGATAAAACTAAAACAGATACCTACGCTCATCACGATATGGTAAATGATGAAATTCTCGTCTATGTGAAAAATCGTAGTTTGGGGGATATAATGAGAAGTCTGGCGCATGAATTGGTTCATCACCAACAACAACAAAACGGTAAACTAACAGATAGTAATGCCGAAGGTGCCACTGGTTCAGATATCGAAAACGAAGCTAATGCTCTTGCTGGTATCATAATGAGAGATTACGGCAAGGATAATCCAAACATTTTCGAATCCAAATAATTACTGGACATTCTAAAAGATTATACGTATACTTGTAGTATGGCAAACTATAATTTCAATGAGGATATTCATATTGGTGAACAAGGTGAACAAGTAGTGGTGGAAGACCTTAAAAAGTTTGGCATCAAATTCATTTCAGATAATAAAGACTTTAGGTACGATGTTATTATGGAGAAAGATGGTAAACAAGTTACCTACGAGATTAAAACGGACGTATTCTGTACCAGATTGTATAATAACGATACTGGTAATATGTTCATAGAATTCTTCTCAAGAGGTAAACCCTCTGGAATTACCGTCACAGAAGCCGATTGGTTCGTTATGCACTACAAATATCTTAAGGAAATCTGGTACATTAAAACCGAACACCTAAAATATTTGATAACCCAAAATGAGTTCTTTATCTCGGAACACTCTGGAGACCAAGGAAGTAACACCAAAGGGTACCTGATTCCACGTAAAAAGTTTCAAGATAAATTCATAGTTCGCACCGTAGACTGATATTTATTATCAAACCTAAAAAAACTATGGATATAGAACAAAAAAAACGACAATTAGACGAGTACGGTAAGATTTTATTGGGACCTGGTGGTTTCTTCGAAAACATGCCCGAAGACCAAAAAGATGTGTTTGGGGATGCCCTCATGCTTATCGCTGAAATTAAGGCTTATGAAATGATTCAGGAGCAAATGGGTGGCGGATTTGAAATCAACCTTAACCTACCAAGTATTAGCTTGGGTAACCTGTTCAGCATTAACCCTAAACCAAGTTATAAGGAAGAATACCACCACGAAGAAAATCATTATGGATGTGGAAACTGTGGTCAAGACCCTTGTATGTGCAATAATAACCAAGAACAATGGTCATGCCCGTCATGCGGTAATAACCCTTGTATGTGTCAACCAGAAGGTGAATGGAAATGTGGAAACTGTGGTCAAGACCCTTGTATGTGCGGTGGACAAGAATACCACAATGAGGAAATGGCTGAGATACAAGAAAGAGCAGAAGCTGTAGCCGCAACCGAAGTTGAAGAAATGACAGAGGCTGAAGAAATGGCAGAAGCAGAAGAAAGGGCAGAAGCAGTAGCGGCAACTGAAGAAGAGTATGTTGACCCTGCACAAACTCAAATAGACTACAATGACCCAGCAATGGAAGCATCTGATAATTCATTATCAGAAGATGATAAATCGGAATACGTTAGTAACGCTTGTCCTGTATGTATGATGGAACCATGTATGTGCGTTTCAGACCCAGCAATGTCTGGTGATACAGCGTAAGTTAACCCAAATATCAAGTTAAAAAGGTGAGCCTATAGGCTCACCTTTTTTCATGATTTATATGCCGATATTAAGTTGACTATAATCTGGTCGAACTTAGCCATAGTTGGCATGTCCAACCCCGCAATCGCACTCTGACTTCTGATGTCATGAAGTACAGATTCTATCATGTGATTAGGAGGTTGTTGGTACTTACTCGGTTCCTTTCGGGAGTAAGATACTGCCCCACTTGGTTTAGTTTCCTCAGATGTAGTCTCACCTTCACACCCACATAATTGGTGGTAAAGTTCTAAGATTCCAATCTCAACTTCGCCAGTTGTTTTCATACCCTTCGGCTTCATTCTGACCTTCTGGTCTGCCGTTATGGTAATGTTGATAAGCCTACCATCATGTTCAACGGTTGACTCTCTTGTAACGTCTTTGCTTAATGCTGTTGCCATCTTATTCTTCTATTTTCGTTAATCTATAAACACTACCCGTACCTGTGGTAAACACATTACCTTCCCGCTTAACGATTGGTGTGGTACTGAAATTTTCCATCACAATACCCATACTTCGTGAACCAACCTTACCTATGTGTATAAGTTTGCCGACTTTTTCGAAATCCTCAGCCATTTGACCACTAGCGATATGTGGTGAACTAATTACTTGCAATTTTACTATCATCTGACAAATATAAGTAATTTTATTCAGACTACCAAATATTTATAGAAAAAGATGACATCATGAAGCGTTTTATTCTACTATTGGGGTTCTTGTTATTGGGTATTGGTACTGTGACAGGACAATCCTATCAAAACCAGCAACGAAGCAGAAATTATATTGACTGGAAAATAGAGAACCCAAATGAATGGGGGTCCTTCTACTGGTCGGTAACACAACAATGGAATGGTAAGATGTATATCTATCAAGTATATCTGTATTCCAATTCATATTTCCAGACCAAACGTGACGGTGTTCATAACGATAAAGCGATAACCTATATCAGAAACCTTCTTGTGGTTATGCATGAAGTTGATGGTAGAGACGGTAGAATATATAATACGGTACAAGTACCAGTGGCAGTCGCAACGGCTGATTATGCCTTGGGGAGACCCGTTGCCCACTTCTGGTCGCATAGCCGACAGAATAACTTTCAATTAACATTTGAGGCTTGTAGCCCATTTGATTATTCAAGATATTAATTATGGACAAGAACGTAAACGTAGCTGAGAATATCGTCAGCGATAAAGGGAATATCAACCTAAGTATGAAACTGGGTAAGTATATCATTGGATTATTGATTTTCGGTATCTCATCAATACTTGGTACCTCATATGGTCTATTCACTAAGACTGAAGCTAATCGTAAGTCAGATAAAGTCGAAATAATGAGTAAACTGAACGAACTTAAGAAGGAAGAGGTTAAACCTAATACGACTAAGAACTATTCTCAGGATACTAAAATTGAAGTGCTGTACGAACGAACAAAATCAAGACAAGCTATTAACACAACGAATAGACCAGCAACCGTTCAAGCAACCCCACCACCAACAGTTGTTGTGGTTAATGCGGCTGATGAACACGCTGAGGAATTAATAGATTAAAACGGTAAGTCGTCCTCTGGTAAGTCTTCCACAATCAATGATGGACTAAGTGAACTAGCCTTACCAATCCCCTTCTTAATATCAAGGATAACCTTATCCTTACTACCAAATACCTTAGCTAAGAACTTCTGATATGAGCTTAAACCCTTACCATTGGGTATAATACTCTCGTTAAAGGCTGTTATTGCGGCTACCACCTTATCGTTAGCTTCAGGACTAACCAGTCCATTCTTGTATCCTCTGTATTGTCGCAATGTAAGCTGAAGTACGCTATCCTTATTAATCTTTTTATACTCCTTACCCAATTCCAAACAAGCACCATCGATATTATAAATGGCACATGTACCATTATTAACTTGTGGTGTGTATGTGGCAACACAATGACGTTGCACCATACCCAATACGAATAATTGGTCACTTGTCGTAGCAATCTCATAACCAGACGCCTTAGCAAACTGAGTATAAATCTCATTTATTTTCAATGGTGTTTGGTCACCCTTGTATAGAACTTCAGCAATCTCATTAGACCACCTTACGTGCTCATCATTCAATCGTCTGGTACTCCAAGAACAATTAATCTGCTTGTTCAATACCTTGGCAAGTCGCATCGCATCATTGAACGTCTGCAACTCCTTTTTCTTATCCACCCACTCACTCTTGATGTTATCAACGTTCTTTAAGAATTGAATGTTAGGTTTAAGCCAATCCAGTGGGTCCTGTATACCATTAATCCTATCTGGCAAATCTTCCTGAATTCGCTTCAAAGTAGTATATGATATGCAATATACATGCCTCACAACCCGTTTCAGGTTGTATAACTTCTTGTTCCGTATGGTTGAGAATAGAATGTAACGATAATATGGGTTTGTGAATAACTCCATGAACGGAAGACGTTTAATTAACTCGTCCTGAACCAGATTAGCACCATCATATAACCCCTCATTGAATTGGTATAAATCATTCATGGCAAAGGATTTAACCTTACCCTTGGGTCGCACCAACCATAGACCCTTGCTGTTGAAGGTTAATCGACAATTAAGCCTCTCATGCGAGTATAATTTGTTGGTCTTACTTACACCCCACCTTTTGATGTAGGAAACAATAGACCAATCCTTCTTGTTCTTGTGGAATACCACAATACGTGTGGACTCTGCCTTGTTGGTGGTTTGCCTCATCAGAAGCTTGATTCTAGCTTTCTGTGGGCTTTCTTTGTAATCCTTTAGTAGCTCATCTAATTCAACTGAATTATGTGAACCTAATTTGGTATACTTAACCTTCCTTTTTACACTCTTTTCGCTCATCTCTACTGTTTGTAAATTTAACATATTCTTCCATTGTCAAATACTGCCTATCTCCATTATCACAGGTCATATCAACCCCTATAATGTTACCATCAGCATCCGTAACCCATCTTTCTATTGTGTATCCCCACATAATTAACCTGTTATTAATTCAAATGTCTTGTGAATGAGTATAGTATTCAAACGTATCAATCCTATCATCAAACTCTGGAAATGTTTTGTAAACAAGCATAGTTGCCTCACGCTGATTGGGTGCCTCAGCACCTTTGATGTCAATGGTACCAACCGTTAACCCCATACGTTTAATCTTGATGAAATGTTTAGGGGTACTCTGCCAATCTTCTAATTCATTGGCGAATACAGACGCATCAAACCCATATTTCTTGGCGAACTGCTTTACAAACTCAATAAGCTCTATTTTAGATATCTTATCGTTCAATCTAATTTCTTAATATTCTCAATTACTGTTACCTTTACGGGAGAAGCAAATACTAATTCATTTACCTCATCATAGAATACGTAAGCTCCATCACTAATATCAAATTCCTTAGCGAGAACGTTGTGGTTGTAGTACGAAATTGTACCACCCATGTATAAAATTCTTAATCTGTATTTTTTCATCAGTCCAGAGAGTTTATGTATTTATCAAACTTACGCTTATCCTTAGCCAACAAATCAAAGACGGTCTCCCACATATAAGTGGCATTGTCATTATCCTCATGGTAAACACCTTTCTCCATTGCTAATAGGGTGTTTAAAGCTTCCAGATATGTGTTATTGAAGAACTCTACCTTCTCCGTTACAGAGAATTCATGTAGGTGCTTTATGGCTTCATCTCTATCACCATCCTTAGCCATGGCTTCCAATCGTGCCAACTCTGCTTTCTTTTTTTCAATGTCTGCTCTTACTTCGTCTATTTTATTCATTTCTTATATGCTTGAATACCCATTAATACTAATAATACTAAAACTAATACCCCAGATGTGAACACTACCAATTTGGTTAAACCAAACCATGCACTGTCCAAAGGTAATTCATTGTAATACCCAATGAAACCCATGACCATACCCAATGCTCCTAATCCAATAACGGTTTTATGCACTCTGTCAATGTATAAGGTTAGTTTGTTCATCAATCTTCTCTATTGCTTCTCGTTCTTCGCACTCAGTGCATTTACCATCTGTGAACATTACAAGAAGAAATATCATCAAAGCTACCCCACATAACGTAAGTATAATATACTTAAATGCGGCTCTAAAAAAATCTGCTACCATGTCTGCGAAATAAAGTGCTACGTTAAACATTATTCAAAAGTATATACATATGTCGTATCCGAAACACCATTAACTGTTGTTACGTGTATATCTGGAACCACCAACCCCTTCACCTCATATACATCGTCAGTGAAGTAATCAAACAGTGCTAACCCACCAAACCCTAACGTGCAAAGTATACCGATTATAGTCCCTACAAATAAAACTTTAAATGCGTCTGCTACCCCTTTTCCTATATCCATTTTACAAATATACTAATTATTATTTACAATACCAAATTTATTTCACCAAGGATGTGTTAATCCCAATTCATGCTCGACCAAATCCTCAATCCAACGCACATTCAAACTCATACCATCACTCTCATCTGTGATATTGATTCCTTGGAATATTAAATAACAACTGCCGTTGGTGACGGCTGCGAAACCATCACCATAATCATCCAAATCGAAATCCTTGAACACCAATAGTTGACTGGCTGTCTCCCATTCCTCTTCCGTACATAAACCCTTAATTAAAGGTTCATTTTCATTCTTGCATTGAACAAACATACCCAACGTTGGTACCCAATCCATAAACTGGTCATACTCCACTGCCGTTGCAATGTCCACCCCCTTTCGTCTCAGAAAGTCACCTCTACTCATTAAATCCATAATCTATCTTGTTTTTATATTAATCGTCAGTTAACCACCAGTAAAATAATATGAACGGTGACATTATAACCGCAGCAAGCATACCAGCAAGTAACATGATTACCCCTAATATTATGACAGCCGTTGCTGTAAATAATATCGCCTTAGCTAACCATATTAATAGCCAACCGAAAAATCCAACGATTACTATCGCAGAAACTCCCAATAATATTGCTGCTATGAACTTATACGGATTCATCATCTTGTCTAAATTGTTGTCTAAGTCGTCTAAAAGGTCGTATAGAATAATACCTTAATGGTTATCCCAATTATAGATATCCAACCACAACCCATAACACCTAAATAAAAAAATAATAACCATTCTACCCATGGTGCTGGCTTCTGCATCTGATGCGCTTCCCAATCTGGGCGTAAACCAACAAAGTTGGCTATTACCACACAGATGGATAATATCATCCCTATGCCGACTACCGTATTCATCCTGATAATCCCTTTCTCTCTTTCTGGTACGCAATGCTGCGCTCAACACTCTCAACGCTCGTCCACATACACTTATAGTACCCTTCCGTCTGAGAACCTGCAATAAATGCGGTCAAACCCAACTCTGGATTCACAATGTGCCCAGTTCCTTCCTCAACCACGAATCCTTCGAAGATTGCTTCCTCTCCAACGAACATTTCTCTTGTCGGTCTTATATTAGTCATCGTCTCTAAATATTAGGTAAATAAATAGAAGTATTACAATCCATGTTGATATACTCACTATAAACTCTCTTTTGGTTCCTCACCCATCGGGTAAGTCATTAATGTCTGCCCCACGACACTTTCACATGGACACTCAATCCATATCTTGGTGACCGTATTCATCGTGTAATGTGTTCTAACCGTTATTTTGCAAAGGCATCTATTGGATAGATACTGATTAACTTCGGTTATATGTCCGTAGTCGTAATAGTCTTCAGCGACACAACCAGTTAATAACCCCATTAATACAATCAATAATACTCTCATTCTTTCCAATTATCTATTATGTTACTCACTATCAATACTACTGCCGCAAAACCTGTGAATACAATAGTGAAACCTATCATACCAGCACTCAAAGGAATTCCCTCTGGTGACGAATGGGTACCCAAAATAAAAGAACCCACACAACAGATTACCACCAGTAATGGTGACAAATCCTTTGCGTCATTGTATATGCCGATTATGAACTTAATCATACTTCCTTCTCTTCTGGTATCAAACTAGTCAAGGCACTATATAATCCGTTGTCCCATGCCTCTAGACGATTCCTGAACAGAAACCTCTCATGCTCTATGGTCTCCCAGTACCACTCTCTCTCAGATAAGTCTTTAGGGTTGCCCACAAAGCGATTTACGTCAGTTGCAAACTTAGGCGCAGTAGTGCGGTCAGTAACCACATCCACAAATATCTGATGCTTTTCAATTAACCAGTTATTCAATATCTCTCTGGTCGGAGCAGCATAGTAAGTGTAATACTCATTGGAGTAATCTATCTTACAGTTAATGATGTAATCATACAGATTCAACCCAACGGTTCCAGCAATGGATTCCCCACGGTTATTCTCAGCACCATCATGATGGTCGATGTAAGAGCCTCTGACACCTTCATCAAAACCAGCTTCCTTGGCTAGTTTAGCTATCTCATAAGGTATTACTTTATTTTCGTCTCCGTCTATCATGATTGGTATTGAAAAATTAATAACCACTCCGTTACCTTCTTAACCCTCTTCTCTTCAGCCGCACCCCTCTGGGAATACGTTAGAGTTTCCTCACCACAAGGAAGCATATCAACCAACTGCCAATAATAAGAAAGCTCTTGAACCTGATGCTTATCTATTACAGC